GATCCCGTTCATCGCCTCGCATTTCGCCCCGCCGGAGCCGGCGCCGCTGGCGCCGGAGCTCGACCCGGCGATGCTGCTCCCGAGCGACGTCGACGACGACCGCGACGACATCGCGGAGGGCGACCGCGTCGTCCTGATCGTCGAGGACGACGCCGACCTCGCGAGGACGGAGCTCGAGATCGCGCGGGACCGCGGCTTCAAGGGGATCGTCGCGCTCCGGGGTGACTCGGGTCTCGCGCTCGCGCACGAGTTCAAGCCCGACGCGATCATCCTCGACATGAAGCTGCCGGTCATGGACGGGTGGACCGTCCTCGACCACCTGAAGCACCATCCGGAGACGCGGCACATCCCCGTCCACATCGTCTCCGGCGGGGACGGCCGCACCAGCGCGCTCCGGGCCGGGGCGGTCGCGTTTCTCGAGAAGCCGGTGTCGAAGGAAGGGCTCGTCGCGGCCTTCGGCGACATCGAGACGTTCATCGCGCGGGGCGTCAAGAACCTGCTCGTGGTCGAGGACAAAGGCTGGGTTGAAGGTGAACCGCCCAAACCTTTCTTGCACGAGGTGCTCGTTCCGACACGCACAACACAGCTTCAGCGGCGGCTTGAAAAACTTCGTGATCACGAGTCTCGTAAGCGGCTACCTGATCCTGCGTGCAAGTCCCTGAAGGACAAAGCATTTCGCAATTGCCCGTTCAAGGGAATTTGCTGGGACGAAGTTGAAAACGCACAAAAGAAGGCGGCTCAGAGTATGCGTGAGCTTTCGGCACAAATCGACAGCCAACCTACCACGACGGAAAGAGTCGTCAAAGCTCTGCGCAAGAGGGAGATTTCAAAAAAAGGTGGGGTCTAAGAATCACCACTACCCCCCTACGGGGGGTAAGGGTTGATTCAATGCCCCGGTATTAGATCGCGAGGAGAGAATGGCCACAACACTCAGGAAGAAGAGGCCCACAGGCGAACTGAAAATTTCCACGCCCAGAGCACGGGCGCTGAAGTGGGCGGCCGACGCCGGGTTAGTCGTGCCTGGAGACATCCCCTTGGACGATGAACGCGTGCCTTTGAATTTCACGCGGCTCTCCTCCTCCGGGATAGGGGAGCTTCAGAGTCGTTATGCCGTTCGGCACGCCCACGCCGTCTACAATGCTGCGCTGATGGAGTCGGATATCCTGATGCTGAGGCGGGAATTGAAAATTGAGCAGGCCAAGTTTCGTGTGCGCCATCGGGGCATTCCCAAGAACGTCGTGGACGCGATGATGGAGGAGGACGAGGAGATTGCCACGCTGCTCGACAAGATCTCCGAGATCGAGATCAAGCTGGTTGTTTTGGAGGCGGTTGTCAAGACGTACGAGGGCATCCAGCGGGCCGCAAGCCGCGAGATCACGCGTCGGATAGGCGAACGCGCTCAGATTGACTGACGCCTGCCTATCCGTATCCGGTTGAGCCTCGATTCTGGAAAAAGGTTGAAAAGACTGAGACGTGTTGGATCTGGAAGACCGGGACAAATTCGGATGGGTATCCGCGATTTGCTCTGGGAGAGCAGCGGTAGACTGAGCTTGACAATAGTCCCAGGGATGGCTACGTTTCCTGGGATGCAGCACGCTCTCATACTCCGATCTCACAAGGGCTTCACCTGGCTCCCCTGGGCCTTCTCAGGTGCTTGCGTCTGCGGGGGATGGTCAACCACCCCCGGCCTGTGGGTGAGTCGCAGAGAGGCTCTCAGGGGCTACAGGAGGCACAAGGCGGCGGCAGCGTGATGGCGTACTACGACCGCAACGGCGATCTGATCTCGTCCGCGCAATGGGGTGTCTATTTTCAGGACAAGGACTACCAAGTGCTGCGCCAGGAGACAATCGAGCTTGGCGATGTTCAGGTGCTGATCTCCACCGTGTGGCTGGGCATGGATCACAATTTCAGTGGGGAAGGCCCGCCGTTGATCTTCGAGACGATGGTCTTCAACGAGGAGCAGCCGTGCTACCGCTGGGCGAGCGAGGAAGAGGCGCTCCAGGAGCACGAGAAGCTCGTGACCGAGATAAAATTGCTGGTCGAGGCGCTGTCATGATGACGACGGCCGTCGTGATCCTGTTCATCGTCGTGCTGCTTGCGTTCCTGGCGCTGGCGAGGTGGAGATGAGGCCCGTCAAGAAAGCGAAGCGCCGCCAGGCCCGACGCGAGGAGATCGGGCATCTCATGGATCCGCGCACGCAGAAGCGTTTTCAGAGAGACGCGGACAATGCGTTCATCGACATGGAGGAGCAAGTCCAGGAGCGCTTCGAGTACGCGGAGAGCATCCTGCAAGCTCAGAACAATGCAGTTTTGAAAATCGTGTACGAGCTAGTCGAGAACATGAAGCGTATGGCGGGCGAGCCGAGCTTCAGCTACCAGGGCGTGAAGGTGCCGGTTGACGAGCAGAAACTGCGCGATCTGCAGGAGAAGAATTTCACTTGGATTGCCGTCAGGTTGCTCGTCGCTTGCGCCGTGTGGGACATCCAGATTTCAGGGTTCAGGCTCCCTGAGCACGCTTGCGCCAAGTGCGGGAAGCGAGTACGACGCTAGAGAATGGACAAGAGACTGTCGTATCTGTAAATATGAGCGCACCAGGCGTTCGATAAAAAAAGGAGAGAGAGTGGTGGCAACTACCAAGAAAAGCACCGCGACGAAGACGGCGCTGAGCTTCACCGTCGAGATGGATTTCAGCAAGAGCACGAAAGGCACGCACGTCTTCTCGAACGAGAGCGACGGGGTACCGATCACGACACTGTACATCCAGCGCTCCGCGTTCCAGGGCGATCCGCCGGACAAGATCGCCGTCACCGTCGAAGAGGCTGCCGGGTGATCCCCGGTAGTCGTCTTCGAGGGCAGGCGCTGATCGAGTTCTTGCGTGGCTACGCCGATGAACTTGAACACGGGATACCGAAACGCAAGGAGATTTCGGCGGTCATACGCGAAGCTGCCACTGCTCTCGAAGAGTCCGAGCGGGCGTTTGAAAAGATGAAACTGACCTGCTCTGCCGCGTTGGAGCGGGAGACGGAGATGAGGGCAATCGCGGCCAACGCCGTGAAATCAGCGACAAGAGACGACGGATGAAAATCCCGGTAGCAAAGGCTAAACGCCGGGCTACGGAGCTTGCGGCCGATGAGGAGGCCATCGCTGCATATGATGCGGCGGTGGCCAAGAACGTCGTCCGTGGCCCGGCCCAGAAGAAGCCACGCCACGAGGTGCCGACCGGCGAAGTCGTGCAGATTCTCGCAGACGAGATTGAACTTTTGTATCAAGAAATGGGGGCCACGATCGATCGTGTAAATGCAGAAGATAAAGCCCTGACACTTTTTCGCAATGTGGCTATCTACCACGGTGCAGTTGCGGTCGAGCATGAAGTACCTCACTCCCTGTGTGAGAAGCACGGTGGATAAAAGTGCCTAGCGGGGTCTACGCACGTCCAGGGGCAGCGGAGCGGTTGGCACGACGTTTGATGCTGGTCGATGAATGTCTGATTTTCACAGGAGCCTGGGCGAAGAGCGACTACGGTTACATCTTTGGCTTGTTCGGCAAGTCGGTGCCTGCCCATCGACTTGCTTGGGTTCTTGCTGGCAAGCCGCTTGCGAAACACAAGGAGCTTCATCATAAGTGTGAAAATCCAAGATGCTGCAATCCTGATCATCTTGAGTTGACACACAGGGCTACGCATCGGAATTTACACCGACGATCTCATTGCCGAAAGGGTCATGCGATGAGCGGCAGCAACTTGATATTTGTGGGCAAGTCTGAAATTCGTAGGTGCCGTGCTTGTCATAATAGCCGTCAGGCTGAGTATAGGCGGCAGCGTCGATGACTCCTCGCGGCAAGCACAAGAAATATGCTCCCAAGATTTCAACGGAGCGTGACAGCGGCTGGATGGTCGCAGGTTTCGACACGAGCCAGTCCTGCCTGGCCGGTGCCGCTATCGCCTGGGATGCGACGATGCGCGTGTTCAAGGGGCCGGTTTTCACAATCGAGCGCTGGATGGGCGGCGAGGACTACATGTCCAGGATCCGCAAGTGCGGCTACTCGTTCGAGTTGATCCTCGATCTGAAGCACAAGCTGGGCGTGATCACGGACAGCGAGCATATTTTCATAGCGCAGGAGGAGCCGTGGCCGATGGGCATGGCCGGTGGATCGAATTTCACTTCGGGTTACCTCAAGCAGCAGGCCGAGATCTCCGGTGCGTTCCTGGCCGGGATGCTCAGGTTCGGCTACACGAACGTCGTGCAGATGAACTCGACGCGCTGGCGGCAGATCGTTGCCGCCGACCTGGGCATCACGATCCACCACAGCAAGTGGCGTGATCCGGTGTTGTGCAAGCAGTACAACTGCATCCCGCAGGACTCCGGAAAGTTCCGTTCCAAGCAGTGGGCGTTGGGCTATGCCCCGTTTTCAGAGAGATTTCATTTCAAAGTCCCCGATCTGCCCGACATCATCAAGAGCAAGCACGGCAACACACCCCGTCCCGACGGCTCGAAGGCCAAGGCGATCCAGCCTGCCGACGAGTACGACGCACTCGCGATCTGCTGGACGTTCTACAACGAGCTTCAGGAGTCGAAGCTGCTTTCTTGACCCAGGGACTATTTTCTGCTACAACAGGTGGCGAGATGAGGTACGTCATTCACGTAGCCGAGGAAAAAGGCGGGCCGTTCGAGACGTACGGGCCGTACGAGGACTATCCGACCGCGCATGCGGCGGGCATGGTCTACGCCCGGCAGGGCAAGGACGTGTCGCTCTACCCGGCCGACGAGGCGGCGATCTGCGATTTCTGCTCTTCCCCGCTCGTCGCGTGGAGCTACGACGTGGAGGATTTCAGAGTCGGCTCGACCGAGTGGGGATCGCGCGGCGGCTGGGCTGCGTGCGACGACTGCCACGACCTGATCGAGAAGGGTGACCCCAGGGCGCTGGCGCTGCACTCGCTGCGCACGTTTTTCACGACTAACTCGCAGATCCCAGACCAGCCGGAGGTGCGCTCCCATGTGTACGAGCACATTCGCACCGTGCACGGTGAGTTCTGGGCGCACAAGCGCAGCGTGAGGCACATATGATCGTGGGCAGCCAACTGTCTGTCGGCTTCGATGAGCTATCCGAAGGCGAGTGGAAAAGGCTGCTCTCCAAGCTGTCGTTTTCACTCGATGGTGACGTGGTTCACTGCTACCGGCGGCTCTTGACAAAGGGCGTTTACAAGCTTCCGCGTGGAGCGTGGAGCCTGTTGCCCAATCACATCGTCTACCACGACAAGCGCTCGTGCCCACCAGCCCCCGAGTACGATTTCACGCTCAAGCTGGACGACACCGACAAAGACCCCCGCTTTTCGGGCCAGTCGGATGCCGTAACCGCCATGTTCGAGCACGAGCAAGGGCTGTTGATCCGCCCGCCCGGCACGGGTAAGACGCAGATTGCGCTGGCCTTCGCTGCCAAGGTGAAAACGAAGACGCTCGTGCTCGTGCATACGGACGATATCCTGCGCCAGTGGGTGAGCGCAGTCGAAGAGGTGATGCCCGACGCGCCGGTCGGAGTGATCAGACAGCGTCAGTTTTCAATTGGGCACGTCACCATCGCGATGGTGCAGACGCTGAACAAGCGCTACATGCACAAGTCGCGCTCCTGGTGGCAGCAGTGGGGCTGCGTGATTGCCGACGAGGCGCATCATGTCTCCGCTCCCACCTGGGAGGCCGTGATGAACAGGTGCTACGCCAAGTACAGGTTCGGCTTCACGGCCAGCGAGACGCGGGCGGACGGCATGCATCCTACGATGAAATTCATCGTCGGCCCGGTCATCCACAAGATGAAATTCAGTTCGACCGTAAAGCTCACCGTCGAGCCGACGCAGACCGGCTTTCGCTATCTGTACCGGGGCCGCTGGGACTGGATGCCGCTGCTCGAAGCTCTGACCGCAGACGAGGGGCGCAACCGCAAGATAGCGGAGGTGATCGACCGTGAGATCGCGGACGGAAATTCTGTCCTCGTGCTTAGCAGACGAATTGGCCACCTTGGAAACATTGCTGGCTTTGTGCAAGCTGATGCTGAGATCCTCACTGGAAAACGTAGCCGAACTGATCGAAAGCGAATCCTTCGAGATTTCAGAGACGGACGGCTTAAGTGCCTTCTCGCTACGCAGCTTGCAGACGAAGCTCTCGACGTGCCAAGACTCAATCGAGTCGTGCTCACGTTCCCTGGCAAGCACGAGGGCCGGATTATCCAGCAGATCGGACGGGCGCTGAGAACGCATCCGTCCAAGAGCGATGCCAAGATCTACGACATGGTGGACGAGGTGGGCGTGCTGCGCCACCAGTACAGCCAGCGAGTGAAAACGTACAACACGAACAGGATCTCTGTCAACAGCCCGATCATGAGGAAGTTGAAATTGTGGCAGCGCTAAAGGATCTTCGTGGCCAGAAATTCAGTCGGCTCCTTGTGCTTGAGATGGTGCCGAGAGAAATGTGGCGTGAAAGAAGAGCCGAGTGGCTGTGTGGATGCGACTGCGGAAATCTGATTCATGTGCGTGGTGACGCATTGCAGTGCGGCGGGACTACAAACTGCGGCTGTTGGCGCAATGTTCGCCATGAGCATACGAGAGGGAGAAAGGCTTCCTCAACCTATAGAAGCTGGCGCATGATGATTCAACGATGTGAAAATCCTAGGGTCGAAAATTTTCGGAACTATGGTGGCCGTGGCATAACGGTTTGTAAACGGTGGCATAGGTTCGAGAATTTCCTAGCTGACATGGGGGTACGCCCTGAAGGCATGTCAATTGATCGCATCGATAACGATGGTGACTATGAGCCTGGCAACTGTCGCTGGGCTACTCGTCAGGAACAAGCCCGAAAAGAGGAGACGAAACTGTGGCGATGAAAAAGAAAGACGTGAAGGACGTGAAGAAGGCAGGCAAGAAGCGGGACGAGATCGCGCTGGAGACGGCGCGTCAACTCCGGGCGCTGGGCGAGCGTGTCACCGTGCTCGAACGTCGCCTGGACGATCTCGTGATCCTCGGAGACGTGAAGGAGGAGAAGCCGAATGCCAGCCAAAGCCCGGACACCCAGGTCTAACGTCGTGAAAACGGAGGCCGACGCTAAGGCGGCCCTCCTGAAGTATCGCGCGATCAAGGAAGACATCGCGGTGCGGATGGCAGCGGCCGGGATTCCTGACTTGGAAGAACAGGCCGACGAACTGAGGCAGAAGGCAACCGACTGGGCTGTGAAAAACGACAAGGACACGATCTCACTGGGCGGCAAGGTTTACGCGCGTCTGCGCCGGGACAAGTATGGCGGCACCTGGGTGGCGACGAGCGACGACCTAACGAGCGACACGCCGGTCAGCGTGGTTCCGCTACGCACGATCCTCTGGAACAAGTACGCGAAGAAGGGTGACAAGACGATGTTTAATGAAATCTGGCATCGTGTGTCTAGGCGGGCTGTCGATCCGGACAAGCTCGACCGTGCGGTTCAGGAAGGTGTGCTCACGGCCGACGAGATCTCTCCGGCGTTCTACGAGAAGGACAAGGCTCCTTTCCTGATCCTGTACGGAGACTGAAAATGCCGACGAAGAAGCATCGACCCAAGCTCAAGCCGTTGAAGAAGCGCAAGCCCGTCGAGCCGAACGTGCTGATCACCGGACGCAACAAGGTGCTTCCTCGTGAGATGAACTATTTCAAGCCCGTCCGCTACCGCAACCACCTGACGCTCGCAGAGATGGCTCGTGAAATTCCATGCGACCCATCCTGGCTCAGGAAGCTGGAGCGGGCGGGCCGCATCCCAATGGCTCAGCGCGTGCAGCGTGGAAAACTTTCGATTCGGCTCTGGTCGCCGGAGCAGCGCGACGAGATCAAGGAGATCATGGCCAGGCATCAGGTGGGAAGGCCGCCCAAGGAAAGATGAAAATGCCTACGAAGAAACACAGAATGGGCGAGGAGAAGACGATGAACGTGTCGGTTGTCGGGTTGAACTACCGCATGACCAGCACGACACAAGAACAGCTACAGGAACACACACCGATGCTCGTGGAGCTTGTGCGCGAACCTGAAAACAACCACGATGAGAATGCAATTGCCGTTCATCTGACGCGCTGGCGCAAGGACATGATGATTGGCTATCTGCCTCGCGATGTGGCTGCGAAGCTTGCCCCACTGCTCGATCACGGGGATGTGGAAATCACCTCCGTCTGGCTGAAAGACGTGGTGCCGGGAGGGTTTGGGGAGCTACTGATCAGCTTCCGCAGAAAAATTTCCTAAGAAGCCTTGACGTTTTCCTTCTAGGGGGCTACGCTGGGGGCCAGACAGGCTTTTCAGCCCGACCAGAATTCACTCAAGGAGACGGAAAAATGGCAACAATGCAGGAACTGCGTATCACGGCCAAGACTCTCGGAGTCCCGGCCGCGCAGATCCGGAAGGCGTCCACTTCGGCCGCGCTCTCGGATCTGATCAGCGAGAGGTTGAACGGTGGCGCGGCTCGCAAGCCCGTGACGAAGAAGGCTCCCGTGCGCAAGGCGACGACGCCGACGCGCAAGACTCGCACTCCGGCCAAGAAGGCGGCTGCTGTGAAAAAGAGCACGCCGACGCCCAAGGCATCGCCCAACGGCGACGCCGGTCGGCACGTCCTCGGCTCGATCAACTACAACGACATCGAGGGCTGGAACGCCCGGCCCGGCTCGATTCCTGATCTGATCATCAAGTCGCTGCGCAAGCACAAGGGCGACCGCGAGCGGGTTTTCAACGCGCTCGTGCCCGACATCTGGGACTACGTGGGCCGCAAGATGGCGGACGGCTCGAAGCGCACGCAGGCGTCGGCCGAGGACATGCTGCGCTACCGCATCTCGCGCACGGCCTGGGACTTCGCGATGAAAACGGGCCAGCACGAGAAGAGCACGAACCGCGCCACGTACGGTGAGGGCACGCGCAAGGCTCCGGCCAAGAAGGCCGCTCCTGCCTCCAGGAAGCCCGCGACGAAGAAGACGGCTCCGGCCCCCACCCGCAAGCGGGCGACGGCTCAGAAGCCCGTACAGCGCCGCACGCGGCGTGCTGTGAGCCGCACGACCCGGCCGGTTGCCAAGAAGAAGGCCCGGCGCTAGCACTGAGAGTGGGCGAGAGAGATCTCGCCCATTTTCAGGCTAGAATAGACCCAGGGTCAGATTTCCGACAGAGAGAAAGGAGAAAATGAAATGAGATGGGGACGTGTACTCTTCACATTTGCGCTTGGCTACGTCGGCTTCAAGATCGACGGCTGGGCAGGAACGTTTTCGTTTCTGCTTCTGTTCTTCCTCGGCTGCTTCCTGTTCTATTACATCTTTGAGCCGATCTACCGCGACTTTCAAGGTCTTTTCAGCCGGATCGGCGGCAACACGTACAACATCCACGTCAACGCCACGCCCGGCCAGGACGGCCATCCCGATGTCGAGGGCACGGCACGCAGGCATCCCGATCCCACGCGCCCCGACGACGAGGAGTGGGCCGGAGCAATTACCTATCGGCTGGAGAGAGGCAAGCGTTGACTTCCAGGCTCTGATCCTGTTTACTTCGCGAACTGGCAGGATCGTTTTTCACTCGTGGAAAGGATCGGATGTGGAGATCAAGGTCAATGTAGGTGAGACGACTCTGAAGGCAGTGGTCAGATTTGCGACGCCGCCGGACAGTGTTCCGACGTGGGAAGTCGGCAACAGTTCCGTGCTCGCTGTCTACCCGTCGGCAGACGGACTCTCCGCGACGTTCGATGTGCTCGCTCCCGGCGCGTCCAGCGTTGTGGTACACGCGGCCAAGGACACGGATGAAATTCTTCTCTCTGGACTCGTGACCGCGTTTGCAGGCGGTACGTACGTAGGTTCGGTCGAGTTTTCGACCGGTTAGAGCTTCCATCCGCCGGGGTAGGCACCAAGGGAGCCGCTCGCAAGGGCGGCTCTTCTTTTGAAAATTGCCCTTGACACGGCCCTGGACAGCTTGCTACAGTACCCTGTGACGCTGACAGGTAGCCCCATTGCCACCCTGTGAAGCCAAGCCGGAGAAGCCCATTCAACGGCGGCGGTGGAGGAATAGCTGCGAGAGAGGCGGGGCCAAAGAACGCAGACCGCCTGTCAGCGTCGAGTTTTCAAGCCCTCTCCGGGCCGCCCTAGCTCAACGGGTAGAGCGTCTCCGGCAAGTGTGGGGAAGGTTCCTGGTTCGATCCCAGGGGGCGGCCCGGAGAGTTTTCAACCCGACAAGAAGCGAGGAGAGATGAGCAGCAAGCAAGTGACGATTCAGGCCCGCCTGACGTTTTCACTCGTTAAGGGCAGGCCGGTCGATGCAGAGACGCTCTTGGATGCGTTTGCGGGCACGGTCGGCCAGCAGAACGGCGCACGCCGTCCGTTGAACGTCACGATGGGGTACGAGGAAGACCTGACGACTCCGGACATCGTGTACGAGTGCTATCTGGTCGAGGAGGTGGGCTGAAAATGTACCGCCCGATTGACATTCAGATCCAGCTTACGCCTGATGAGGCGAGGGCGCTGTGGGTGCTCGTGAAAAATGTGGAGAGCTTCGAGCCGCTGGCGACTGCGCTGAAGGATGCGCTTCAGCATTGCGCCGAGTGGGGCACGTATCCCGCCCCGTACCGGGCGCTTGTTGTGGGGGTGAAGTGAAAATGCATTCTCCCGCACCCTGGCATGCAGCGATCCAGGCATACAACGAGGCGATGGCGTTCTTGCACGGCCCGAATGCGAAGGATTATCTCGAAGCCTGGGAGGAAGATCGCACGGCGCGTTACGGCCCCGAGCTTGGCCAGCCGTCCGGTGTGGCAGGACGCCATCTCGTCTACGACATGGCACGTGCCGATCCGATTTTCATTACGGAGGATATGCTCCAGGTCGTGTACTCGGCAATGAAAGGGTTCGACTCCACGGAGGAGATCGGAGAAGACGACTTTTTCATCCCGGCCGGGTTTGCGTACTTGCCACAGCCGTTCTACTCGATCACGGTGGATAACAGGCGACTTGCCTGGCGGGCGGTTTCATGGCGAGTCGCTCGCATGTGGACGACGGGCGAGCCTGGGCTGGAGCAGAAGCTTCGTGAACGCTACGGCGAGCGAGAAGAAGGGATTTACAGCGAGGAAGAAGTTACCGAATTGGCCTCGCATGTGGATGAAGAATTTGTCGTTCGTGTCACGATGTGGGCACATCTGGACGACGAGGATGATTTTCCGATACCACCCGATATGGTCGAGACGATCAAGTCGATGAACACACCTTGGCTGATCTCGCACATGACGGCCATTCCATTTTCAGCGATCCCCGACATCCGCGAGCAGCGCGGAGAAGGCGATGCAAAAGCCGATTGGCTTACGTTTCTGCGCGTGCTGAACAGGGTGATGGCCGAGAAGATCATCGTCAAGGAGCGCCAGCAGGCTCCACGCCCGTACCGCCGGGAGGCACAGCGCAGGAACTGGCCGCCCAAGGACGTGATCGTGGTCGAGCTACGGCGCAGGACGACGAAAGGCGCGTACGATGAAAACTCCGGCCGCCACTACTCGCACCAGTGGATCGTGCAAGGCTTCTGGCGCAACCAATACTATCCGTCGATGAAAACGCACCGGCAGAAGTACATCGCGGAGTACGTGAAAGGCCCGAAGGACAAACCGCTGATCATCAAGGATCGTGTCTGGAACCTTGATAGATGAAAATCAAACCATCCCAAAGAGCGAGGTTTTGAAATGACGATTTGGGAAGCGAAGGAGTGGGCAAGGGAGATCCATCCCCGTCTTGTGGTTTTCAATCACTGGAGCGGGCGCTACTACGAGGTGCGCTATCCAAGCTCCACCGGTAAGCAAGTCGCCGTAGCTTACTCTCTGCCCGAGCTACACGGGATCCTGCAGGGGATTCAAGTCGGGAAGAAAATTTTCTTGACACCACGTCGGAAGACTGCTACTTTACCTGCATAGCACGGAAAACCCGACGAAAGGAAGCATCATGAACGACCAGCGTGACAAGCTTTGGGACGAGGTTCGGCAGCTTGTGCTCGACTCCGGCCCGCTCCCGCAGGAGATCGACGCCCGCATCGCGGAGCTTTCTGAGCAAGAGCACGTTGATTTCAGCGAGCAGCGCGAGGGTCTGATCGCAGACCTGATCATCGCTCGCTGCGCCGTGATCGTCTCGCAGTCTCCCGGCCCGATGCAGGGTGCTCCTCTGCACGTCGTCCTGGGCGCGGCTGCAGGCCAGGCTATGCAGCGTGAGCAGCAGGCGATCCAGGAGGCGTTCGGCCAGATCGTGAATTTCATCGAGACGCAAGCCGAGATCTCCGAGCTTCCGACAACCGACGAGTAGTACCCCCAACACACCGAGGGCGGGAGCGATCCCGCCCTCACCCGTTCCCGAGAAAGGATGAAAATGGAGACGAAGATCACCGGCCTGACGCCGCTCAACGTGAAGGCGCTGAGCGAGGTTTTCAGCGAGTCGGCCGCACACGGTGCGCTCGTGCTCACGGCGACGACGGCCACCTGGACGAACGACACCCCTCTGATGGCCATCTTCAAGCTCGACAAGGCGATGGCAGAGCTTTCCTGGAGAGGCCATCCGAGGCACTCTCTGCACGCCGTACGGCGCAAGCTGGTGAACCTGGCCAACTTGCCCGGAAAAACGGTCTGGTGAGCGATCCGCTCTACGAGGGTCTGCTCGCGGCCGTCGGGATCACCGTTTTCATTGCGGCGATCCTGGCGGCCGTTCTGGCCTTCATCAGTGAAAAGCGTCAGAAGAAACGCCGCCAGCGGGTCGAGGACGTGCTGGAACTAGCGCTGGAGAAAATCATCGGGGGAAAAATTTCGGGGTACGACCGCGAATGGGCATGGCGCACGCAGCAGCGGCTTTGGATGAAAAAGAGGGGGGAGTAAATGCCGGTGAAAAAAAGAACCGCTCTTAGGCTCAGGTTCGAGCAGGGATTTCAGCGTGGCGCTCCTGACGAGTGTTGGCCGTGGCTCAAAGCTCGAACGCTCAAGGGCTATGGTCGGATCTATGCCGGACGGCAAAGACTCGCCCATCAAATTTCATATGAGTTGTACGTTGGCTCGATTCCGTTCGGCCTGGAGATCGATCACAAATGCGAAAACAAGTGGTGCGTGAATCCAGCCCATCTGGAAGTGAAAACTAAAGGCGACCATACGAAGCGTCATGGCCCGCATCGACCGCGTTCTAGCCACTGTAAACGAGGCCATGCGCTGACGCCTGAAAGCCGTATCGAGTGGAGTACGGGAACCATGTGCCGGATCTGTCACAATGCTGGGAAGCGTGCTCGACGGAAAGGAATTACAGTCGAGGAGGAGCTATGCCTGTAAAGAACCCGATTCGCCCTGGGGATGGTGATCCTCGTCACGGAAGCGTCAATGGTTACACCAACCACGCATGCCGCTGTGATCTGTGCCGGGAAGCCAACACGGAGGCGCACCGGCTGTACATGGACGGCAATGAGGAGCAGAGAAAGCGGCACGCAGCGCGTGAAAACGCTGCGTATCATGACGGAAGGCGCTGAAATGCTCCACTCTGCGCCGTATACACGAGGAGACGAATGAAATGAGCAATCACCTGTATCGCTTGTCGGACGACCCCGAGCAGCGGCGAATTGAAATTCGCGAGCGCTATAAAGAGACACGCGAGAACGTGCGCAAGAAGATCTGGCAGAACCAGGAGGCAATCCGGCTTCGTGCTGAAAACCTTATGAACCGCTGGATCATCAAAGGGGAGATCGACCCCGACGAGGCGATGGCGGTCGCACGGGACAGCCGCAACCTTATCGAGGAGATCCAGCGCGAGGAGTACCCTGAAGAGTTTTTCAAGACGAGCGGGCGCAGGAAGTCTCTCACGCGCTGCCCGCACTGTGCCCGGCAGTACGCGTCGCGTACCGGGCTGGACGGCCACCTGCGCCGCATGCATCCCGAGCACGCTCCAAAGAAATCTTGACACTGCATTTTCCTTTTGCTACTGTGCCCGCATGACAAGCAAGCCCGAATGCAAGCGCCTGAGAGATCGAACTTACCGACAAGAGAGGATCAGGCAATGAAAAGACCGCTCAACTGGCGCAAGCGGACGTATCCCTGGACGCCGACGAAGAAGGACAAGACCGTCGTGCAGAGCTTCGCGGCGATTCGCTCCGGCATCCTGCCGATCCTGGAGCTAAACCTCCAGGGCAAGCCGGAGCTTGTCTACGTGGATACCCGCACCAAGGCCGGTCTGAAGCAGTACGAGGCCGCGCTGAAAAGGGGGGTGCAAAAGTCATGAGCACGATGATCTCCATCGACTGGGACTTTTTCATCCCCCACGGCATGTACGAGCGGGAGATCTACCTCCCGGCCGTCAAGGACACGCTGCACGGCTCGCTCGTTTTCGACTGGCAGATGTCCGAGTCGCGCTCTGCCGACTTCGAGCGGGCGCTGTGGGAGATCCGCGCGGCGAATTTCAAAACGTGGGGTCTGGACATCGAGGAGATGACCCGGCCGCCGCTTTCCAACCAGGATTTCATGACGGAACTGAGCATCAAGCTCAACGATGCCGTCGTGCCCGCCTGGAAGGCCGACTCCCACGCCTGGGGGTCGATCATCGCTCGCGATTACGCGAAGGTCTACGGCCCGCTCTCCGTTGTGAATTTTGATGCCCATCACGACCTGGGCTACCGTAATACCGGCCTGCCCGTGCTCGACGCTGAAAACGGGAACGTGCATTGCGACGACTGGGCCTGGATGGCGCTCGAAAAGGGTTGGATCTCGGATTACACCGTGGTCTACCCGGACTGGCTGGGCAAGGTCGAGTGGGAGGGCGTCAAGCGTCCGTGGCTCAAGCGGTTTTCAAAGCGCGTCCATATTCAGACGTGGAGCGAGTGGGTCATGACGAGCACGGAACTGGACGACCCAGAGGTCGGCTTCATCTGTCGCTCAAGCTCGTGGACGCCGCCGTGGCTCGACGGTGAGTTTGAAAACCTGTGCGACGAGTGGGGCTACGTGGAGTGTCTCGACTGCAACATGGGCACGGCGAACACGGATTACAACGTGTGTGAAAAGCGCGAGTGGGACTGGGCCGACGTGGACTCCCAGATCGAGGCTCGCAACGCCATGATCAAGCGCCTGGAAGAAATTCAAAATCAGGCTTGACACTTTCATCGGCCGGCTGCTACTGTACTGGGCATGAGCACTTCCGACAACGAAAGGAACACCGTGAAGCGGTACACCCCTTCCCTTAGCAGCATCCTGTTCCACCCCGGCCAGATCGCCATGAACGCGGACTGCTATCACGCGCTCCGCGAGGTGATCGAGGACGAGGGCGAATTTCAGGCCGTCATGCGGCTCCTGATCGGCCGTCACGTCACCGGCAACTGGGGCGACGTGGACGAGCACGACAAGGGCGTCAACAACGCGGCCGTGAAAAGTGGCGCGAGGATCATTTCCAGCTACGACGTGAACGGCGTGACGGTCTGGATCATCACCGAGGCCGCGCAGACGGACGATCCCAAAGTGCGCCAGGTGACGACGTTCCTCAGACCGATTGACTATTAGTCCGGCATGTTGTAGGATAGAGGAATGCCTCCCACGCGGACAAGAGAGTACATCGAGAGCCGGTTTCAGCGTCAGCCAAACGGGTGCTGGCGCTGGACTGGCGCTATTAGCAATTTCAGAAACGGTGTCCCACGCTACGGTCATCTTGTGTTTGAGGGAAAGCGTTTTCAAGCGCATCGGCTCATGTGGGAGTTTTACAACGGGTCGATCCCGGATGGTCTGTTTGTCCTTCACTCGTGCGACGATACCCTTTGTGGAAACCCTGATCACCTGTTCCTGGGCACACACCAGGACAACATGGACGACATGATGAAAAAGGGCCGGAGCGCAGACCAGCGGGGCGAGCGCAACGCTAACGCCAAGCTCACGCGCAAGCAGGTAGTTGAAATTCGGAAGGCCAGAGGATCGCAAGAAGCCATCGCGCGGCGATTCGGAATCACGCAGTCGATGGTAAGCAAGATCAAACTCCGACAAAACTGGAAGGACTACTGAAAATGGACGGCATGTGCGGACTCGACGCGTGGATCACGGGCGGGCGCTATAGCTCGTCCGCGATCCGTGTCACTTGCCCGGAGTGCGAGCACGAGACGCCCGTTTTCACCGAGACGGAATACGGGCAGACGACCTGGACGCCGGAGGAGTGCGAGAAGTGCCACCGGGAGTTTTCAGGAGACGAGCAGCAGGAGCACGACACGCCCGACGACTACGAGCCTGACGACTGGCCCGAGCCGCCGGACGAGTGGGGAATTTGAAAATCCCCTTGACATACCCGGCGAAGCCTGCTACTGTACGCAGGCAAGCCAATCCCGACGAAAGGATCGACCATGACACAGAAGGATTACACCAAGTTCGCAGAGGTGCTGGGCGAGGCTCTCGCACGCGCTCTCGTTCGCGGAGGCGAGCAGGCCCGCACGCTCGTGTACGAGACGGTCTACGAGCCGCTCACGAACGTGCTCGCGGCCGACAACCCCCGCTTCGACCGCACGAAGTTCGCGTTTTACACCGCACAGGCCGAGCAGCGCTATGACATCACGCCGCGCCGCACCGAGATCGTGGAGGCGTGAAAATGCGCTCCACCGTCATCCTCGTCAGCCTCGCTCTGATTACGCTCGCCGTCGCAGGCGTGGTCTGGGCGAGCAGCCGTGTCTACTCCTGCACGGCCACGCTCGACCATCCTTGCACCGTGAATTTCAACGGGCGCATGCAGGAGGACGAGTTTCAGATCGACTATCGTTCCGGCAAGCTCTACATTGAAAGGATCATTCCATGACCGCCCAAGACCCACAAGACCCGTCGAATGCCGCCCTTTGGTGGCAGAACGAAGGCGAATTTCAGGACGAGTTCGGGAACGTGCTCACGGTCGGCTCACGCTGCATTTACGGCGTGCCTGAAGACAAGACCGATCCCGACTACCAGTGTGTGATTTACGAGATCACGGAGCCGGATGGCGACGTGGACGAGTACGGCCGCTCGATTTACATCGCGCCGCGCGTCAAGATCCGCTTCGACACGGGCGAGACGGATTCGATCCAGGCGAGTGTCAACCACCACCAGTCCGATTTCGACTGGACGGTTTACGACGTGTCCGACCTGGAACTGGTCAAGCCGTTTTCAGTCGGCCTGACCGAGGGCGAGACGTTTGCCTATTTCGCCACTCTGGCCGAGGCCGAGGCATGGATTGCGAACAAAGAGCAGGAAGATCCCGAGGGCGTGCTGGCCGGGAACTATTTCATTCACGGCCCCGAGCCGGAGAAGTCATGAGCTATCGCTACGGCTACGATGAAATCGCTGCGGCGCTGCGGGCGAACGACAGGCGCGTGAACCCTGACCAGAAGTTCGAGCCGGTCGAGTCGGCCGAGGATCTGCTAGACCCCGTGTCCGACGTGCTGAAAACGTTCGGCGTGGATCCCGAGGGCGTAACCGAGGCGAGCATGCAGCGAGCACTCCGGGTCGCGGAAAGCGGTGAAATCGACGCGCTGATCGTGATCGGTGGCGGGTTTCCTCTACTGGCATCATGGGGAGCAGCCTGGATGGATGGCTTCTGCGCTGCGTTGCAGCTTCTCCGGCCGCTTGACGAGGAGTGCGAATAACTGCTACATTGGCTCGCGTACGACTGTTTGATCCTTTCTTTTGTCGGGAAGGTAGCAAGGCAGGGAGGCCCGGTTTGATCCGCCGGGCCTCTCGCATTTTCAAGGCCGGACGGGATAGTCGGGTAAACCCATGCGCAGTGGAACCCGGCGCACCAGGGCGGGAGACTTGAGCCGCTTCCGCCCTCACCCCGTCCCAACTTGAATTTCAAACCTTCCCTTGACACTCTCGTGTGGGCCTGCTACTGTACTTAGCGCAAGGCCCACCGACAGTAGAGAGAGGACACAGGTCATGGCAGAGCAGAGGACAGACGAGCACCGGCCCAGCATGGCAGACCCGGCCGATTACGATTACATCACGGCGTTCTACCAGGGCGACTCGGACTGGATGTACATGGCGTACAAGCCGGAGATGGAGATTTACGACGAGATCATCGGCCAGGAGGAGATCTTCCAGGGTAACTGGCTTTTCAAGGGCACCTGCGACCACTGCGGCGCGGCTTTCAACCACGGCGTGCTTTTCAAGCACACCCCCTCGAACGAGATCGTCCACATCGGCCACATCTGCGCGGCGAATACCATCGGCCTGCCGGACAAGGCCGCCGCTGCCCGCAAGCGTGCTGAAAAGCAGGCCCAGGAGTTGAAGCTCCAGGCAGAGCGGCGCGAGCAGGCGGCCGGGTGGCGCGAGCAGAACGCCGAAATCGTGGACTGGATCAACTCCCGCCCCGAGGACGCCCACCCGTTTCTGCGCGATATGAAAAAGGCGCTGGAGCAGTGGGGCAAGCTCACGGACGGCCAGCTTCGCGCAACGGTCAAGTGGATGGAGCGCGACAAGGCCCGTGCGGCTGAGCAGCCTCGCGAGACGCCCGCTACGCCGCTGGAGGAGGGTCGTTACACGATGACGGGTGTCGTCAAGAACGTCAGGTGGCAGACGGGCGATTTCGGCACCCAGTTGAAAATGCTGGTCGAGCTTCGCGACGGAAACCGCGTCTGGGGTACTTGCCCCTCGGCTCTGGCCGATCATCTCCCCGAGGACGAGATCGTCGGCAAGTCGATCCTCTTCACCGGCACGGTCAAGCAGAAGCGCGGGGACGAGCATTTCGGTTATTTCAGTCGCCCGTCCGGTGCGAAGGTGATTCGGTTCGAGAACTGATAGGCTAGCGGGAATGAGAATCTCGCCTGCGGCGCGAGCCAGATTTGAGACGAAATTTCATCAGGGTCGGCACGATCAGTGCTGGCCCTGGTCTGGTTCTGTGAGTCGAAAAAGCCGGTACATGGTTTACGGCGTTTTTCACTACGCAGGCCAGAACCACCCGGCGCACCGGATTGCATACAAGCTCTATGTTGGGTCGCCCGGTCGGATGTTGGTTCATCACACCTGTGAAAATCCTCTTTGTGTGAACCCGGCTCACCTGGCGTTGAAGACTCGACGCAAGCATGCGCTGTTGCACAACCCAAGGGATCGCAAGACGCATTGCCCGATTGGGCATAAGTTCACATCTGAAAACACGTTCCGGCGTGCGGACGGCAAGCGCGAGTGCCGAATCTGTCGCAACGAACGTGCCCGGCAGTACAGGTTGCATCAAAAGGAAAATGCTGCTACAGTACGTCCGTAAGCTCTTTCCGACACGAAAGGATCACTCATGACGAAGGTAAGCAAGATCACTCGCGCGGACTTGGACAAGGCCATCCTGCTACGGGAGGCGGTCACGGATTACATTCTGGCCGATGCTCTCGACGGTGTGTATCGGGAGCAGGAATGGGGCCAGATGCATGCTGCGTTTTCAACGACGGACACGGCCGCGCTGACCAAGCTTGCGGCCGATCTCAAGCGCAATCTCGACTTCGTGGAGCCGGGTACGGTTCTCAAGAGCCTGTCCCGCGCGAAGTTCCGGGCGCTCGACACGTCCGGCCTGACCAGGGTCATTCGCGAGACGCCCGGCACCAGGCTGTACGCTCGCACGCTGCTGGAAGCGAACATCGAGGAAACGCCCTTCGGCTAGATCCTCCGAGATACCGTTTTCAAGGCCCGGCGCAAGTCGGGCCTTTTTCGTGTAGAATCGGCCGTATGGATGTTCTGGAAGCTCGCATAGCGGAGAAGATCCGCGTAGAGGGGGATTGCTGGCTCTGGCAGGGTTACACCCTCGGACGCGGTGAGTACGGCGGGATTTCAGTTGACGGTACCTACAAGTACGTTCATCGGGTCATGTATGAAATTCTTATTGGGCCGATCCCGGATGGCTTGACTCTCGATCATTTGTGCCGTCAGACCCTGTGCGCAAACCCTTTTCATTGCGAGCCGGTTACGCTGCGAGAGAACATCTTGCGGGGAGACAGTCCGACAGCCGTTAACGCTCGAAAGTCGCACTGCATCCACGGCCACCCGCTTTCAGGTGAAAACCTGTACACCGCGCCGGACGGGCATCGTTACTGCCGCACCTGCCGCAGGCGTCTCAGGCGAGAGTCTTATTGGCGGAACGGCACCTAGAGCGAGACGCCGTTTTCATAGCCCCGCGCAACATACCGCCCCAAGCGAAGACCCCGGCCTAGGTGCCGGGGTCTTCGGCTTTTGCGGGACGCCGTACCCCCCGGTTTCAGCGTCCTCGGGGCGGGAGCATGAAAGCGCAGAGCATGAGCAGCATGAAAAGGATCACGAACGTCTGGCCCGACACGAGCGCCGGATCCTAGCTCACCCCCCGCAAAGCGGGCATAGTGGCAGGTTTCGACGCTCGTGTCGCACGCCGCACGCCGGGCAAGCCCCGCACATGCCCGTGGAAGCCGCTGTAAGCCTCTCTAAGCCTCTTCGGCCGTTGACTCGACACCTGACCTTCCTGTAGGGTCGAGGCCGTCAGAGGGCGTCCTAGAGCCTCTCGTGGGTAAGCCGCAGCCCCCTGGGAGGCTCTAGGAGCCTCTCTGGCGGCTTCACAGGGTTGTCCTCACCCCCTGGCATCCCCCGTCGCCACAGAAGCCGCTAGGGAGGCCCACAGCGGCTTTGAGAGTCATGCCTGACCGGCAGCCACAGGCGCAGGGCGAAAAAGTCTCCAAAATGAGCCGCAAGGGCCGTGTCAGAGCGATCCCCCCGGATCCGGGCCTGAAAACATTTCAAGCCCGGCCAAAGTGTTTTCACTTTGAGTTCGAGATCTGTTCCAGACTGGTTTTCACTTCGTTTTGGGGCTGGGTTTCCGGTTTCGTGAAAACCTGGCGTCCCTTAGTGGTTTTCACCAGGGGGGTCGTTCTCACCCCAGAAAACAGACCGGCGTTTTGAAAACGAGGGTACGGGCCACCGCTCGCTACCTGTCGGCAGATCTCGCCGCAGCGACCGTAGCCAATGTTGAAAACAGACCCAGGCAGTTGTCGGCAATGAAAACAGGGCCAGACCTGGGATCGTTTTCCACGATGAAAACAAGCAGAGCCTACTCTAGTTATCCAAACTGGCAACAACGGGAACAAAAAAATCCCGCGAGGGATCTGAGGTCAGCTAGCCGGGAGTTTGTCGAGAATGAAAACGGCCGTTTCGGCGGCCGTGAAAACCGAAGTTACGAAACCCGTTCCGCCCGAAACGTCAGCTTGCGGTGATCGGGCATATCGGGAAAGTCTGCGAGCAACTGTCGCAAGTCGTCACAAGTGAAATTGCGAGCGATGCGCAGTCGATTGCGACTCAAGGGAATTGAAGACCAGCGACAACCGCAGTCCTCGGTTCCAGTCCAGAGTTCGTCTCTGAAAACCTGCCTAGCGACCGTCCAAAGCTCGGACGGGTTTTCAATCCAAACCGTGCCCAGGTCGGCATCGATTGGGTTACTCGATCCTTCGTCGATGATTCTGTATTCCATGCTTGATCCTTTCAGGTATCCGGCTAGGATCCTGATCCCTCGCGGGAATGTTCGCGAGGATGAAAACGAGACTTGATTCAGGGGACTGCCCTAGGCTTTGTCGGGAGTTAGCTTCCCTTGATTTCGTCCAGTACCGCTTTCAGTTTCGCGGTCATTTCGTCCTCAGGGAAGCTACTAGGTGAGTAGGGACAATCGAGATGAATCGTCCCCGTCTCACGTTCGTATTTCACGTTCCACGATCCCCCGTTTCTGCGACCCATGCCGCTCGTGATGGTCATGCCGACTTGATCGGCATGCATGCACATTGCGACGAACGTCAGACCGCGAAAGCTCGCGGGGGAAACCATTGGACTCCACGCGGTGAAATCCGATCTTTCGTTTTCTTTCTTGACGCGAATCACGGTCGTTCGCGGCGACGAAGCCGCTTCCTGAACCATGCCGCTATCTGCCTTGTGCCGGATCGTAATCTGGCAGTCGATCCCGTGCAATTCAAGCGCAGTGACCGCCCGATTCAGCCAAGTGAAATACTGGCCCAGGATGCGGTGGCCCGTTGTGCAGACCATGCCGATTTCAGCGTCAATCGCCAGTCCAGGGATTGACTCGGTTTTCGTCCAGTCCAGCATGTATTCATCCTCGCCGTCAAGCGCGAGATCGAGCAGCATTTCATCGCCTTCCTCTGCGATGACCATCCGGGATTCCTCCCGGATCGGCGGCAGGAAAGTGTCGAAACCTTTCAGTTCCGAGGACTGGTATCCATGCTGTAGCCAGTCCTGCAGTTCACCCTTTGAGAAGCCTGCCCATTGGGCACGGCTGTAATCGGGGTTTACACACTTTTTCGCTTTCGTCGCATTGGCAGCCCGCTTGAATCCCTTGCGGGATCCCGCTTGCAAACTGAGGACTCGTTCCCTCAGGTCTTCCCATTCAATCGTTACGCGGTTTTCATTCTTTTCCATGCTTGATCCTTTCGGTGCCCTTAGGCAATCCCCTGGATCAAGCCTCGTTTTCAAAGTGCACAACACGTCGTTCCCGCTTTGTGAAATCCCCCCGATACCCTGAGGGAATTTCAAGTGTTGCCTAGGGTGAAACTAGCGCTTGACGTTCCGGTAGGCGAGCAACTCCTCAATCGCCGGATCGATATCGACCCAGATACGACCCATCCGGAAGCGGTCAAGCGTTGCGAAGTCGAGGGCTTTGCGACCCTTGAAAACGCGATTAGCGCCGCTTCCCCAGGTGTTGGCGGTTGCGGCCGCGATGTAATCCAAATGCTTGTCTACGGTCTTACCCGAAGTCGTATTGAACATTTGATCGGATTCCATCGCGTTGTTGATCAGGATCAGCATTGAAGCGTCGGCCGAGTCGATTTCATCGAAGTTGAAGAAACCGCCGTTACAGAAACGATCCTGATACTCGGACGAAACGTATCCACCACCTTCACCCTTCGTGATCGCAAGCAACTGATTCGCAAGCGTCATTTTCAGGTTCGGGTCATCGGGGAAAAGTTCGTCCAGGTCGCTCCGTCCGAGCAGCGCCGAAAGTGCAATTGCTTGATCGACTCCCGCAATCGTATTGCGTCCGAGCAAGTCGCCACGAGTAGCACCGGATGACATTGCCGCTTCCCCGTAGGGAAGATCCATGAAATCAGCCAGTTGCTTGACCAAGTGGGACTTACCGGTACCCGCAGGCCCGCAGAGATAAATCGGCTGACGGCACTGCGCATACACAAACGCTAGCCCGAACATTTCATGCAATTTCTCCGTCCTACCCGTGTCCTTACGGACAATCGTAGTGGGCAGATCGAGAGTTTTTGCAATGTCACGGGACACTTGCTTGAAATCGACCTGAGGGATGTTGAAATCCCGCTTTGCACCGTCGGGCCAATCGATGGTCATCGTGGCCAAACAGGTATCGGCCGAAAGACCGCCAACAGGGATCAGGTTCCCGGCCGCGTTGAACGGGCGGATACTGATTTTGTCGATGTAGCGGTCATCCTTTTCACGCCGGTCACACTCCACGCGGATTTCACGAGCACGGGCAACGAACTTGTCGAGTTCGCTGACCGCGCGCACTTTCGATCCAGCCTGGGGCTTCGGCGTTTCCCTTTCGTCCTCAGGTTCGGGTTGAACCTCGATTTCCGGCACGCCCCGTCCGCCATCGAAAACGAAGGGTTCGGGGGGTGTGACAATCGGCGTTTCCGGAACGGGCGACGGGGAGATTTCCCCGCGTTGCATCGCGTTGTAAATCCGCGAGACATGCTGTTCCAGCATGACCAGTTGCTCCCAAATGGGCTTCCGCTCGCGCTTCGGCCCACCCGGTACCGGATTCTCCACGTTCGCACTGAAAACCATCGGGGGAGTCTGCGACTCCACGAGCGGCCGCAAAGCAGTGACCGCTTCCCTTTCGGTTTTTCTAGCGAGGTAGAGATCCCGGATCATTCCGACCTGAGTCGTTGATCCCGCGAGCATGATGCGATTGCGATTCATGTAGTTAGTCCTTTCGTGACTGAGTGATCCTACGTTTGTCGGATACCTCAGGGGCACGAAGGGATTTCACAAAGCGGGAAACAACGGGATGTGCACTTTTGAGTTTTCAAGGTTCGGCGCTGGCATGGGGCTAACTGCGCCCGGCCGACCTGGCGGGAGAATCAACCGCGTTACTAGGTTGCATCGCAATTTCAGTGCCCAAACGATCTGGTGACCATCGATGCGGGGATTTCGAACCGGAGTTTGAAGCCGTCGGGGAATCCCCCGTTCGCGAACGGGTTTCTCAACCGCCAAGTTTTCAATGATCATGGTGGGGAATCGCTTCCCCGTGGCCCGCTTCAACGGCCGGGCCAGACCACAGAATACCAGTCCTCCTCTCCCCGCGCGAGGGTGCAGGAAAGCGAATCGACCGTAGGTCAAAACCGCTCAGAAACCCTCGTTTTCATTCATTGTTGCCTGCCCGGACGAACGGGTGTAATTCCCTCTCACGGCCCCACTAAAACCGCCTACGGTCTTCCAGTCCGGATACGGTCGTTTCCCCGCTGAAAACATTCATTCGAGTCCTCTATTTTCAAAGCCGATCCAAGCGGGCCGAGTATTGAAGTAGGGTGGGAGAGTAGGGGTGGGTTTGGGAAGTTGGGTGAAAACCTCCAAATCCCTCCAAATCCCCCTGGGCTCACGATGAAATTCCCCCCTGGATACCTCTGTGTACCCTCTGGGTTTTCATTTCAGGCCGAATGCGTTTTCAACGCCGGTAACTAACCGACCCCAGGTCTGTTTCAGGGTGTCTATCCTCTAGGTTTTCATTCTGGATAACCCTCTGCAGATCTCGGGGATTTTCCGATGAAAATCGAGGTTGTAAGTGCTGGCTTACGAAACGTCCGTTCGATTGCAAGAACAGGCTTCGGATCCGAGATTTCAGTTTCTCTAAAAACGAGAAAACCGCATGGTTGAGCCAAATCCGGGTGATATCACTCTCATTGAGAGTGAAAATGAAAACATGCGATTTGCAGGGACTTTGTGACCTCGTGAAGTGAACACGTGAAAATGAAAACGAGACGTACCCTGGGGGGCTTTTTGAAACACTGGATTTTGAAACACTGGATTTGGGTATTAGACCCAGAGTCTGGGCCAACCTGGATCTAGAAAACCACTCTGGGAAAAATTTTACCCTTTTTGGCTTGTTCTGAACACTTCTCGACCGCCTGCTACAATCGGCTGCCATGAGAATCGACCGGCAGGAACAGAACGAGATTTCACGGCGGGTCAAGCAGTGTCTTCACGACAAGCGAAATCCGCTTGAAGATCTCCAAAAGGCTCAAGCAGCCTCGCACCAGCTTGGCAAGAAATTCCGCGAGTCCCGCAACAGGGACGGCACGTATCCCTCCACGATTTCAGACCAGTACGCCAGATCTCTGCGCGAAGTGCAGATCTGCGAGCACGTCCTCGAAGATTTCAACGAACAGAAGGTGAGGGCCGCATGATTCGCCTTTTGCCCCTCTACGACAAGTTTTCAATCGAGCCGGGTGAGACGACGGAGACGCTCAGGCAGCGGCTCATGCAGCGTTGGGGAATCAATTTCACTCTCACGCTGATCGAGACATCGAACAACCGCTATCTGCCCCCCGACGAGATCCTGATCGACAGCAGGGAATATTTCATGGTCACGAGCTACGACCTCCCACTGTCACGCACATCTGCGTGACACACCCCTGCGTGAAGCAAACAAAAAAGGAGGAGGGTTTCTCAAGCCCTCCTCCAACTCCAGCCCCGTTTTCAATTTTGCCTCGACTCCGTACCTCCTTTGAAAAAAGAGGGAGGCTCTTCTCTGTGAGCCTCCCTCCCGCAACAACCGCACTTCGGAGGCTACCTCCCGGCAGGTACCGTCCGGACTTCCCTGCCGAGAACCACCCTTCCCGCCATCTCCCAGGTCAGGCTCTGGGAATCTATTCCGACTCGTAGACCTTGCCTGCCGAAGCGGCTACAATCCTACACGAGCGAACGAAGGAGTCAAGATGCCACGCAGAGCGTACTCCAAAGGATCGAGGAAGGCTCTGGCCGCAATGAAAAAGAGATACGGTGCCAAGAAGGGCACCAGTGTGTTCTACGCCAAGGCGAATCGCTACGGCAAGCGGGGAATTTCAAGAGCCAGGAAGGCCAACTCCGTCTACAGCAAAGGCTCTCACAGAGTCAAGCGCAGGAAGCGCAGATGATCTTCGGTTTGAAAACATCCACCCAGAACCTTCCGGACGGCTGGACACCGCTCGATGCCATCGCGGTGATCAAGTGTCTCGATGAAAACGGCATTCCTGCGTTTTGCATCCGTGCGACCGAGACGCTTTCTTCGTGGGAGTCTCTCGGCCTCTTGCAGGCCGCTGTCGATTCGCAGAGGAGCGCGATCATCGACAACTTCGAGGACGAAGAAGACGATCCCGCAGAAGAATGAAAAGATGTAACCGCTTTCTCGGCATGGAGAAGATCGCAGACGGCGAGTTCCAGCCCTACTACTGCCTCTTGCCCAAAGGGCATTCAGGCCCGTGTGCGGACTGGACTGCCTGGCTGGGCGTGCCTCATCCCGACTTCACGACACCAGGAGTGTCATGCAAAGGCCAAAAACCCCAGGGCTGCCCTTCCTGATCTCCGCTCAAACGGTCGGTGCTCAGAAGGCCCACCGCAATTTCATCCAGTTCTACGGTTACGAAGAAGGCAATCGAATTTTCTTGCAGAAGGCGGACGAGCAGGGCACAGGCTCCACTCAGAGGAAGCGCGTCAACTCCGTTTACAAGCACGGGGCCAAGCTGAAGTGATCGTCAAGAAGTCCACTACCCAGCGCTTCTGGGCGAAAGTTGAAAAAACCGATACGTGCTGGTTGTGGACAGCTTCCCAGAACGGTATGGGTTATGGGCAGTTCTGGCATCACGTCGGGAGTGCAACCAGCAAGGGCAAGAAGGTACTTGCTCATCGTTTCGCATACGAGCTACTCATCGGTGAAATCCCCGAAGGGATGACGCTCGATCACGTCAAGGAACGATGCGGGAACACAAACTGCGTCAACCCTGACCATCTGGAGCCGGTCACGCAACGTGAAAACCTTCTCAGAGGCAACACGATTGTTGCGCGGAACGCTGCCAGGACTCGTTGCCCTCAAGGTCACAAGTACACGACCAGGAATACTTACGTCGGGCCTACCGGGGATCGCAAATGCCGGATGTGCGCCAAGCTGAGCGCACGGCGCAGAAGAGCCTCTCTCCGGTGAGTGAAATTCAGGCTAAGTGGTGTCGCGGGCCGAGCCATGAAGCTCCGGCCATGCTTCCTGACACCGAAGAGTTTTTTTACTTTTACAAGTCTGGCCCACGCGAAGGAAAATCGCATTCATGGTGTCGTGCGTGCCACTCTTGGAACGGTTTTCAGAATTCGACGCTCATCGACTGCAAGAAAATTCTTCCCTACGTCCTGGAGTTGGTGCTTCGGTGTGGTTCGAGGGAGGCAGCGGCCAACTACTCCCAAGTTGCCTGTTCTGCAATTTATCGAATCACCTCCTACGGACAATGCACCGTCCAGGTGGCTACTGCCAGGAAGCTGCTGCTTGCCTTGGATGCCAGGAGGAGGGAGGATCGAGCAGCGGGGCATACTCCGGAGGCTCTCCTCCAGCATAGGATGAAAATGGCAGATGCAGAGAGGCGCATGGAGATCTCGGCCGAGACGCGTCCCGTGCCGCTGCCGCCGCCTTCTCACTACTTCGAGGAGTGAGTGAGCTACACTCGTCCTGCTAGCCCACGTCTCCTCGCCGGGGGCTGGCATTCGGGCTGAGGGAGGGCCGGGTGAAAACTCGGCCCTCGTTTTCGTTTAGACTCGCTCGCAGCATGCCCGTCTCCGCACGGAAAAAGCGCCAGTCCCCTGCCCCCCAGGAGCGAGCGAGCTTCTCCTCGCTCAAGTCGCTTGCCCGCCCCGATCTGTGGGCGGCCAGTATGGAATTGAAAGTGGATGGACGGCCGTTCAGCCTCATGGGTCGCGAGTACGTGCGTCAGGTGATTCGCGATTACAGCCCGGAGATTGTAATTCCGAAGGCGGCGCAGATGGCCTTCACGATCACGTTCCTGGCCAAGAGCCTGCACAACGTGACGGAACGCCGCCTCAACGGCCTCTACCTGCTTCCCGTGAAAACGGGGGCGATTCCGTTCGTGCAGGCCCGCATCGACCCGATCATCGAGTCCAACGCCAAGCTGTCCGCCCGCTTCTCGGCCGTGGACAACCGCCTGCACAAGCAGTCCATCGACGGGGTGAACTTCTACATCCGGGGTACGAACATCCTCAGGGAGCTTCAGGAGATCCCCGTCGATTTTCAGATCTGGGACGAGCGTGATCACATGGTCGAGGAGCACCTCTCCGACGCCAGGCATCGCATGGACGGCTCCGTGTTCAAGCGGCTGATCGTGCTGGGCACTCCGACCGTCGAGGGCTACGGGGTGTACGCCGACGACGGCTGGGACTACTCCGACCAGCACCGCTGGGAAATCCCCTGCCCCGGCTGCGGAAGATTTCAGGTTTTGAACTTCAACGACACGTCGCTGCCCTACTCGAATTTGAAATTGGGCGACACGGCCGACGAGTGCGTGCTGGAATGCCCGTTCTGCCACCACGAGTTCTCGGATCAGGAGCGCCCCGGCCTCAACGCGCTGGGCCGCTGGACGCCGTACCACCTGGACGGCCGCATCCGGGGCTATCACATCAACCAGTTCAACTCGCCCACACAGCCCTTGCGCGAGATCATGGTTGATTTTTTCAAAGGGCAGCGCGAGGCTCGCAAGCTGAGGAGCTTCTGGAACCAGAACATGGGCCGCGCCTACACGGCGGCGGGCGACAGGATTACACCGGAGCTTCTCGACAAGTGCCGCCAGCCCGGCTATCACACGGGCGGCCTGCCCAACTCCTCGCTGGCCGTCGGCATCGACATCGGCACGGTGCTGCACTGCTGGTGCTGGCACTTCGACGCGTACAAGAGGAAAATGCTGTGGAACGTGAGGATCTTCTCCTCCTGGTTCGAGCTTGACCGCTTTCTGAATTCGCTGTCCTCGTGGGTCGGCGTCATCGACGCTCATCCCGAAAAGTCGAAGGCGTATGATCTGGCCTTGAAATATCACGGTCGCTTATGGATAGGCTTCTCCGAGGATCGTCCTGCGGCCCACGAGGTGGCGAACTTCTCGATTCTGAAAATGGGAGAGCCGGGCTACGTGACAATCGACAAGACGATGGCCCTCGATAATTTCATCGGGGACATGATCAACGGGATCACGATCTTCCCGCCCAACGCACGCGAGCTTGGCGAGGAGATGCCCAGAAAGCCGTACAACGGGCTGTACCACCAACTCGTGCAAATGGTCAGGGTCGAGGAGGAGAACACGAAGGGCACCGTCGTGGCCCGCTGGAAGAAGAACCGCAACGCAGACCACTGGCACCACGCCGGGATGTTCGCGACGGTCGCCGCCATCCAGACGCCGCAATTACAGATCCCGGCCAGCCTTTCTGCCGCCATGAACCAGTCTCTGATCGGGAGTGCGTGAAAATGCCTACTCAATATTACAAGTCTCCGGGCACGAGGCCGAAATCGCCCGAGGCCCGCAACGCCCAGCGCGAGCGCGAGCTTCAGCGTATCCGCCGCAAGTACCGCAAGGGAACGACGCTGGACAAGAAGCTTTTGCCCGGCGAGCGCAAGCAGATCGAGGACACGGTGATCGTGCTGCGCCTGGCCGGGTACGAGCGCTCGCAGATCTCCAGGATCATCGGAATTTCATCCGATCAGGTCAAGCGGGTCATGGAAGATCCCAAGACGACGGAGCGGCTCGTGCATCTCAGGGCCACGATTTCACAAGCCGCGCTCGACTTGCTGCAGGGCTACATGATCGAGGCGATCCAGACCATCGTGGACATCATGCGCATGGCCGACGACGACAAGATCGTGTTGCAGGCGTGCGCCGAGATCCTCGACAGGGCCGGGATCGTCAAGGCGTCGCGCCAGGAGCGGCTGCAGGTCAACGAGCAGCGCACGACGCTCACGGACGACGGCATCGTGGAGGCGCTGCGTGCGGCCTCGCCCGAGATCCAGGAGCAGGCCGCGCAGCTTTTCGAGCAACTGGAGGGCTTGCTGTCCGACAACGGCGCTCCTGTGAAAAAGAAGCGCCAGCCTGCCTGAAAATGAGCGGTAGGCTCAGATGAGCAACGGCTTCCCGGCCACAATCGTCGTTCCGCCCGTCAAGGTGCAGGGCAAGGTGCTCACCTCGACAATCTCGGGCATCGAGTGGGCCGACCCGACGGGCGGCTCGGGTGGCACCGTCTCGCTCGACTACACGTTCCATACCGCGACGACCGTACCGCCTTCCGACGGCTCGCTGCGCCTCGACAACGCGAACCAGCAGGCCGCCACGAAGATCTACATGTCGAATTTCACGCGTGCGAACAACGACGCGACGAACGTGCTGGCGACGATCTCTGTGGGCCAGGAGATCTACGTCCAGGACGATACGGACTCGACGCGCTGGTTCAGGTACACGGTCACGGCCGATACGGTTGCGCAGAGCGGGTACTTTGAAATTCCAGTCGCGTTCGAGTCGGCCGGTGCTGCGCTCTCGAACAACACGAACGCGACGGCGATCCTGATCTCGCCTCCGGTGCCAGGCCCACCGGGGCCACAAGGCCCGGCAGGCCCACCGGGGCCGCAAGGGCCGCAGGGAGCAACAGGCCCGCAAGGGCCACAAGGCGACACAGGCCCGCAGGGCGCTACGGGGGCACAAGGCCCACCTGGACAGGGTGTGCCAACAGGAGGCACAGCCGGTCAGTACCTGAGCAAGCTCTCATCGACCGACTATTCCACGCAGTGGTCGAGCATGCACAGCCAGCGGGTGGGCACGCTGGCGGCGCGGCCCACACCCGGCTCTGTCCCGATTGACTCGCTTTACTTCGCCACCGATGTTGCGCAAACGTACCGCTCCAACGGCACCAATGCCTGGGAAGTCGCATCCCAAGATGTAATTCCCGGTGGTGCTACCGGACAGGTGTTGACCAAGACAGGCAGCGCCCTCGATCAGATCGCGTGGCAGGCTGCGGCAGGCGGTGCGGATTTGGTTTACAACGGCGACTTCCCCGCCAACACGCCCTACACCGACGGCGACATTGTAATTAGTGGTGGCATCGCCTACATGTGCGTCACGCCGACCGCGAACGCGCCGACGCCCTGGCCGGGCGGCGCGTCGCCAGCACCCACACCGCCAACTGTGTCCTACGGCACGTCCCTGCCTGCCTCGCCTGCCGACGGCCAGGAGGCGATTCTCGTGGACAACGTCAGCAACCCCAGCTACCAGTGGCGGTTCCGCTACAACGCCGGGTCGTCCTCGGCCTACAAGTGGGAGTACGTCGGGGGCGCGCCCGCCTTCGCGAACAATCCGAGCCAATACACGCTGACCGTCACTGCGACGTGGCAGTACCCGAACGCCTCGCCCGAGTTCGCCGTGCCGCGCGCTGGCGTCTATCGAATACGGATGTTCTGCAGCGCGGTCACGCAGGCCACTGGCTTCGCATCATTCCACGGGGTTGCAGACGCCTCGGTGGGTACGACGCCGGTCAGCTACCAGTCGGTCTGGAGTGTCCCGGCCTACAACTACTTCACGCCATCCGATGACTCGGTTGTGACGATCGCGACGGCGGGCCACACGCTCCGTGTCGTCCACTACATCGAGCAGCAGCCGCTGCTGGTATCGGCCCGCAGGCTGTGGGTCGAGCCGGTGCGCGTCTCATGAGCACGCCCAACCCGGCCAGCACCGAATGGGTTCCCTTGTGGAACTTGAACGGCGGCATCGACCTGCGCTACCGGGGCGACTGGGCGGCTGGCTCCTACATGGACGGCGACATCGTCGTCTACGCCGGGATCGCCTACATGTGCGTGCGGCCGACGTCCGCCGTCCCGGCAGCCTGGTCGCCGCCGCAGACGACGCCCGGCTACGGCACGTCGCTGCCTTCCAACCCGGTGAACGGGCAGGAGCATGTGCTGGTCGACTCGCTGACCGCGCCGACGTACCAGTGGCGCTTCCGTTACAACGCCAACTCCACTTCGACGTATAAGTGGGAGTTCGTTGGTGGAACGCTTGTCCACGTCGAGGTGATTGCAGCCATTTCAACGGGCAGCGGGTCGTTTGTTGACGTTGGTGGGCCGAGCTTCGCGATCCCCCGAGCTGGCGATTACAACTTCGGCATCGGTGGTCAGGTGCAGGGAATCGGAGCACTGTCTCCCAACGGGGCAGGGCTGACTGCCACCGACGACTACTCCGTAACGTGGGCGGCAACTGGCACAGGCTTTTCGATGAATATGAATGTTTGGTCTGAGTTTCGACGGAATGGTTTGACCACAGGGACTGTTTCGGCCTTCCTGCGGTTGATCAGTGGCTCAGCTAGCTCGCAGCGCACTCGCCTTCGCATCCAACCGGTGCGCGTCTCATGAGCACGCCGAACCCCGCATCGACCGATTGGGTGCCGATCTGGTCGCTCGGCGGCGGGCCGTCGATCCCGACGCCGGTCGTGAACGGCCAGTGGCTGAAAGGCTCGGGCGGCGCGGTGATCTGGTCGCCGATCACACCAGCCGACATTTCCGGCTATCCGAACAATCGCGGGCAAGCACTACGCGGCGATGGGCAGTGGCGCGACACCTGGGAGATGGTGCAGGGAAATTACGGAAACAACGTCAAGCTGCAGGCGGGCCAGACCGTGATCAATGTTCCCGCCAGTGCGAACACGACCATCGTCGTGAATCTGCCTGCCCCTTGGCCGACCGGCCATCTTGGTTTTTGGGGGAGCGCATGGCCGCAGGCGGCTTGGAATGGCGTGAACGTGCTCGGAGTCGGCTTGCCCGCCAACTTGAGCCAGGGGCAGATCCAGATCTCCAACTCGTCGGGCGCACAGAATTTCACGGTCTTCTGGCTGAGCATCGGCTATTAGGGAGGACGCATGCACATACAGGCGACGATTACATATGCGCCCGATGACCAACCATCCATGAGTACAACTGAAATCGTGGATGCGCTGTTCGCGGCGATGGGCGCTGATGAGGACAAGGACACTTGCCAGGTGCAGGTGTCCCAGACAGGTTCGGCCGGGGCGTTGACACCGCCGGTACTGCCCGCGCCATGAAAATCGTTCAAAGAGTAGGTGAGATGATCTCCGACCTGAGCCGCTACATTCCGTTTTCATGGAGCACAGGCTCTCTGCGCTCGTACGGCAGCCGAATTTTCACGTATTTCTGGGGCGAGCGCAGGCAGACGCCTTCCCAGGTCAACTATCAGGTCACGCGCACGCTCTACAGGAACGACGGCGACATCTGCCTCGGCTCCGGCTTCGCCAGGCCGATTGTCGATCTGCAAGTCGGCTTCATCGGCCTGCCCATCGTCAACACCGAGAACGAGTCCACGAACGACTTTCTCAACGAGTGCATCCAGGAGTTCTGGGTCGAGGAAATTCAGCAGATGCTCAGGGATTCGCTGCGCGACTCCAAGACGGTCGTCAGGATCCAGCGCCCCGACATTCTCGACCCGCTGATGACGCTGGACGAGGCTGAGCACTGCGCTCTTGAAATCATCCCGCCCGAGTTGGTGACAATCGAGCGCAACGCCCGTAACAAGCGCGTGATCGAGCGTGCGATCATCCGTCATACGTTCAACATCGTGAAATCGCCGGGCAATCCTGCGACCGGCCAGGATCCGACCGTCGAGGAGCACGACATCCTGGAGATCATCACCCGCGAGAATTACAGGTTTTACGACCAGACGGCCGACGAGTGGATGAACGAGCTTGCCTCGAACAACCGTTGGGGCTTCGTGCCGCTGGAGGAGGTTTACAACGAGTGGGACGCCGGGCTTCAGTCCGGGCAGAGCGAGTACGAGCCGGTGCTGCCGTTCATGCGGGCTTTTCACGACGTGCTTACGCAAGGGCTTCAGGCACACCGCTATCACTCCACGCCCAAGGTCGTCCTGAAATTGCAGGACGTGGCTCCGTTCATCAAGAACAACTTCCCCGAGGCGGTAGACCCGACGACGGGCGAGATCAAGCCGCACGCGGAGATCTCCTGGCGCGGCCGTGAAATTCTTTTCTTGCAAACGGGTGACGACATGACGTTCCTGGAGGCCCGTTCCGTGCTCGGTGACACGAACACGCTGCTGGAGTTCCTGATCGACTGCATCTGCGTCTCATCGCAGACTCCGGAGTGGGCGTTCATGCGCGTCTCGGGAGGAACGGCCAACTCCGACCGCAATGCGCAGACTGTTCCCTTTTTGAAAAAGATCGAGAAGAAGCGCAGGGTCTACCAGCGGCCGATCCAGAATCTCCTGAAAATGGCGCTCGTCATGTCCGGCATGATCCCCGTGCGCGCCAAGCTCTCCTGGGAGATGGTCAGGCCGGACGATCTGGTCGTGCACATGCAGGCTTTTCAGCAGCTTGTGATAGGTCTGGAGGTTGCGCTCCAGTCCGGTGAGATCTCGGACGAGACGTACATGCGCATGATCAAGGTCTTTCTCCCGGCGATGAAATCAATCGACCAGGAGAAGAAAGACGCTGAGCGCGACCAGCAGGAGCGCATCGCCGCTCTGCCGCCCGTCCAGGCGCAGACCGGCCTGCCGCCTCCCGAGATTCGAAACAGGCCGGTTCCCACAGGGGCCAGACAGTGAAAACGAGAAGCCATGTACCGAGGATCGGCCGCAGGAAGTCGATTCGGCCGAAGAAGAGGAAGGTCGGAGGCACGAACCCGACCAAGTTGGCAGCCGCCAGGATGAGGCGTAGAAGGAAGTGATCTTCAGTGGCACGCAAGAAATGGATTTCCGGGGCCGTCAAGAACAAAGGCGCATTGCGCAAGACGGCTGGAGTGAAAAAAGGCCAGAAGATCCCGCAGAAGAAATTGCAGGCGATGGCCAAGAAGGGCGGCAAGACCGGCCGCCGGGCACGGCTCGCGCTTACGCTGCGCAAGATGAACCGAGGCCGTTCCAGAAAGTCAAGCCGCACCCGCAGCAGGAGGCGCTCTTCTAGGCGCAGGACGACGAGACGGAGGCGCAGATGAGGAAATTCACGGATATCTCAGGCTTGATGTGGCGGGCGCGGGTCAAGGACAAGCGCGGTCGTGTGCTTTTCACGTATCCGTCGTCCTACGCGACTCCCTCCGTGCGCACTCGCTGGGGAAGGTTTCTGCGAGGGTGAGCAAGAAGAAGCGAATTCCCCAGGCATCGAAGAAGGGCAAGTACGAGAAGGGAAAAAAGGCAAGAGCAGCGAGGAGGGGCAATGGCAGTAGTTTTGAAATTTCCCTACAACCGGAACAAGAAGAGTGGGAAGAGCCTTCAGAAGGCAAATCCGTACACGGTGGTTCACTCGCCGCCGGGCAAGATCATCAAGCCGTAGGAAGGAGGTAGAGAATGGCGACGATCAAGAAAGCGACGAACCCGCAGAGTCCCAAGACTCCGAAGGGCGTCACCGCCAACTCCAAGAGCGGCTCGTGGCACGACGAGAGCCAACTGACCCGCCAGAACGTGAAAACGCGCGTCTCGGTTCGGCGTCTGTTCGTGCCGTACGTGCAAGGCAGCACGACGAGCAACAATTTCAGTCCCGTCGAGTCACAGTTCACGAACAACACCAACCCGCGCTTCGACCCCTCCAAGGCTCCGGGTGCCGTCACGATCCTGGACGGCACGCCGCGGCCTCCGCAGGGCAACCCGAACGCGGGCCATCAGAAGGTGATCAAGCAGACGAACCAGATGAAAACTGGCGGGAAGACACTGAAGCGGAGGTGAACATGGACGACATCATCATCGAGGGCTAAGGAAAATGCTCTCACGAGACGACTGTAAGTATCTGGCCGGTTTGTTCGACGGCGAGGGAAGTGTCCATGCCGGAATCCACGTTTCAGCTAGCGGCCATTTTTCATTGGGTATGCGGCTGTCGATCACGAATACAAACCCGACGGTGCTGTATTGGCTCCAAAACGAAGTTGGAGGAAACGTTCATGTCCAAGAAGCAGGCAAGGACGGAAGGAAAATGCACGTATACCGCTGGGTGATCGGTGGAAAGGACAGCGAGAAGTTCGCTCGAAAGATACTTCCGTACTGTCGAATGAAATCTGGACAGTTGGTGCCCTACATCGAACTGCGTGGGCGGATCTATCCAGGTAGCCAGAAACCTTTGCGGGAGTCTCCTGCTTCAAGGGCCGAATGGAAAATTCGGCAAAAGCTGGTCGATAAGATCACCAGCGACCCCTACAGAAAAAGAATGGGGGTGTAATGAAAAACGACGAAGCAATTGTCGAGGTGTTCGAGACGGCCGTCGAGATGACGAGCGACTCGAATGCCGTCGTCCCGATTCCGCCTGAAATCCTCTCCCGTGTCACGAGCGGAGACGACGACCCGCGCTTCGCCACGTTCGTAATCGAGTCCGGCTGGAGCAGGAGCAGACGCTTCTGGGGGCCGGAGCTTTTCAACGACGTGGCGGGTGAGATGAACAACGCGGCCCAGGGCGAGCCGATTGTCGGCTACATGGGCCACATTAAGGACGAAGACGACCCGTACGTCTTCCCTGAAATCCAGCTTCAGTGGCTGGGCGCGAAGCTCACGAAGCTGGGTGACAAGGCCAGGCTGGCCGTCAAGGCGTACGTCCTGCCCCAGACGAAGGGCCGGGACTACCTGCTGCGCGGCCTGGTGAAAAACGTCTCCTGGCGTGGCAAGGTCAGCCAGGAGCGCTACGAGGACGGTGTGAAAATCAAGAGCTTTCGAATCGAGTCCATCGACCTGGCCAGGCCGCGCTCTGCCGGGATGAACGCAGGACTCGTCGCGCTCACGAGTGAGATGGAAGGAGGAAATGACTTGAAGCCGGAAGAGATCGCCGCTCTTTCACAGAACGAGCTTCGGGCGCACAACCCCAACCTCGTGCTGGAGATCGAGACGGCGGTGAAAACACCATTGCAGGAGCAGGTTTCCGAGATGACAGACGAGGCGGCTGCCGTACAGCCGACGCTCGACCTGATCCCGGAGTTCAGGCGCATCCTCGGCCTGGCCGACGACGTGGACGACGTGACCGTGCTCGCCAAGGCACTGGGTTCGATCAAGGACGCAGGCAAGACGGTGCGCGACTCGATCCTGGAGTCCGTGCTCGTGAAGAAGTTCAAGGACGAGGGCACACGCTCGCTCGTCAAGCGGCTGATCGTCAGCGAGATGGACGATCTGCGCAATTTCAAGGCGAGCGGCAACTCCGGCGACGACGAGAAGGCCGTCTCCGAGATGGTCAACACGTTCATCGACGGGGACGAGACGATCAAGGCCCAGGTGTCCGAGATGGAAGAGACACCCGCTTCGCCGCCGACGACGGAGCGCTCGCGTGATGGACGGCGCGAGTTGAAAGTCGGCACGACAACCTCGCGGATTCGCGTCCGCTCGGCAAGGTAGGTGAAAATGAGCGAAACCGAGGCAACCCCGAAGAAGAAGTCCACCAGCCGGGCCGAAGCGGGCCTGGTCGAGGAGGGCTTCGAGGCTCAGCCGCAGGACGAGGCAATCGCGGCGGGCGAGCACATCGACTTCGACGCCCTGGAGGAAGCGGACGGCCTGGTCGAGACGGCTCAGTCCTCGCTGAAAGTCAGCGGCATGAGTCAGGAGGAGCAGAGCATGGACATGACACCCGCCGTCGTCGGCCCTCCGGGCTACGGCTCGCCGGATCCGGTCACCGCTGCCGGGCGGCTGCTGCCGCTCGACCAGCATCCGTTCAACCCCAATGCCCTGCCGGACGACCATCCGGCCAGGATCGATGAAAACTACGGCGTCGGCTATCAGGCCGATCTGTCGGGCGACGAGATCGGCACGCAGTTCCCCGGCGCTCCCGGACGCAGCGATCTGGAGACGGATTTGCTGGGCACGGGCGAGAGCGAGGCCGAGGCGACCGATTACGGTGCGCAGACGAAGGACGAGCTTCTGGCCGAGGCGCAGACGCGTGGCCTCGATGTCACGTCCGCGAACACGAAGGCCGAGATCATCACGGCGCTCCAGGAGGACGACGCCTCCTCCTAGCACGACTGTTTCTGAAAACGCCTCTCTGATGTGCAAGAAGGGAGTTGGGAGATGGGCCAGTTGATCCGTGATCACGACGCCGCATATCTCGCCGGGCATCTCGACGGCGACGGTTCGATCACCGATAACGGCAGCGGTTACGTTCGTGTGCAGTGGATCAGCGCCCATAAGACGACAATAAATGAAATTCGCCGGATGCTCAGGCGAGAGGGTGTTACTGCCTACGTGAAAAATGTCGGCGGTAGCAAGAACGTGCTCTGGTGCGTCTGTATCTACCGTCAGGATGATTGCAAATTCACACTGGAACGGATTGCTCCGTATCTTGTTGTGAAATCCGATCAAGCCTGGACGGTGCTGGGGGCATTTGGGTCACGGCTCAAGCATTACCACACTCCTCTCGGTTGGGACTATCTGGCCGGGTTGCTTGACACGGATGGTCATGTGACCCAACAGCAGAGATGGAAAAACGGCGGTCTGACGTATCGGGTCGCGTGGACGCAGAAGTACAAGCGAGGGTTTTCAGAGATCCAGGCGTTTCTCTCAGAGGCAGGAATTGCGTCGAAGCCAATACTCCTTCACTCGGGAGTGTGGCAACTGAGGGTACTTCGTCAGGGTGAAATTCTGATTCTCCTTGAAGAGATGCTTCCGTACCTGATCACGAAGGCAGCTAAGGCAAAGAAAACAATCTCTGATGTGCAAGAAAGGTGGGAAATATGTGTGGACAGTTGAAGCACGACGGCAGGGCCACACAGGGCGGCGTGACCGCCCCGGCGGCCCAGGCCATTGTCAAGGGCGACCTGTACCGGATCAACGCCTGGAACGGGATCGCTCTGAAAACCATCGGGGCGTCGGACACACTGCGCACGATGGACATGGAAATCGCTCCGGATCGGATCTGGTACGTCAAGCTCCCGGCCGCGCTCAGCCCGGCCGTGGGCGATCCGCTGTACTGGACGGCGGGTGCCGGGTTCAAGCGGGGCGATACCGATCTGTCCGCAACCGTCGCAGGCTCACCTGCCTGCAAGGTCGAAGAGGTGAAGGATGCGAACGGCTACGCCGCCGTGCGCGTTCTCAACCTCGCGTAAAGGCGAAGGGAGGGTAATTTCAGTGACGAAGACAGCACAGGGTGTCCTGATTCCCGACGCGCTGACGATGGACAAGATCACCCGCTTCGACAAGAACGGGCGCATGTTCATCGGGCACGACGGCCGCTTCGGCCCGCTCACACCGGGAGCGTACCTGGCGACGGACGGACATTTTCAAGACCTGAACCACAGGCGCTGGCAGAACGGCAGCCTCGTCGGTGAAATCGCGACGGTGCAACTCGTCTCCGCGTCCGAGATGGAAGGGCGGCTCGTGCCGCAGTTCTTCGAGGACATGGTGACAATCGATCTGCTGGAGCCGGTCAGCGAGATGATCACCACGTCCGACGGGGCGATGGATCTGCTCGACAAGGTGCGCATCGACATCGACCAGGGGCTGGCCGAGGTTCCCGTCCTGTACACGCCGCTCTACGAGCGGGTCAACGGCCCGTTCCCCGGCGGCTCCGTGCAGATCGGCGGCGATGTCGTGTTCGACGCGAACGTCGTTTTCATGGAGAAGTTCGAAGCAGGCGAGATCATCTTCGGTACGCTGGCCAAGGCCGGAGTCCCCAGCTTCGTCCCCATCTCGACGTACGCGGCGGGCTTCGAGTGGACGGAGGACATGATCGAGTACGACCGCTCCTACGAGATCTCGATGAATTCGAGGGCGTTCGGCCGGGCGTACAACTATCTGCTCAACCACCTCCACCTCTCACCGATCATCGCCTACACGTACGCCGCCGCCAACAAGACGGCGGCTGCATCGGGCCAAGGCTCGCTGCAGGCGAACACGCTCGTGACTTTTCAGAACGCGTACAAGCACGCCGCCCAGGCTCTGCCGCAGCGGGTGCCGTCGTGGATCCTCGCCAACGAGGCCGACCGTTTTCAGATCGAGGACGCGCTGCTCACGCCCGTCATCGACGCGAACGGCAACCCTTTGCGGCGTGTGCCGGTCACGGGCATCATCTACTACAACGGCGCGACGGTCACGAACGGCGTCAAGTCGTACGTCTATCCGGGTGTCACGGCGGGCAAGTGCTATTTCATCATGCCGGATCTGCGCATGAAGGAGCTTGTCCACCACGACCTCCGCATCGACATCGGCCCGGCGGACATCTCGCGGTTGATCGAGGGCCAGCAGGTTGCGCGTGCACGGCGTGGCCTCTATCTCGACATCCCGAACAGCGTCGAAGAAGTCACGCTACCCACGAGTTGAGGAAGTGAGCTTGCCTACCCAGGTCGAAAACTGTAGCCTTTCGGCCATGAGCGAAGTGATCAGACATACGCTCTCACAGGTGGATCCTGCGGCCCGTACTGCCGTTTGTTCGGTGTGCGGGCCGATCAGGATTCGCTCGCGTGGGATGAGCAGACATGGAAAACCTCAATGGCGTTGCGCAGAGGCGCAAAACTTCTATATGCGGGAGGTAGCGTCCAAATCTGAAAAAGGAAAACAGTGGCAAAGGGAAAGCTCGGCTCGCTACAGGAGCAAGAATCCCGAAAAGGTCAAGACTGAAGTCAAGAAGTGGAAAAAGGAAAATCCCGAGAGAGTAAAAGCGGCTAAGGCTCGCTGGGATCGTGAAAATCCCGAACGGGCCTGGCAACTCAACGCCAAAGCGAGAGCAATGGAATTTGATGCTTTCGTGGAGGATGTTGACAGGCAAGAGGTTCTCAGGCGGTACGGCTTCCGGTGCGGAATCTGTGGGAAGCCTTTCAAGAAAGGACGGTTTGAAATCGACCACATCGTCCCATACACGCTCGGCGGGAAGCACTCGTACGAGAACACTCAACCGGCACACACCTCCTGCAACCGCAAGAAGCGTAACAAGCTGGTTGCTCAGGAAGTCACGCTGCCCACGTCGTGAGCAGTGGCAGGCACACCGGCTGGAGGGGGGCTGCCGCCCGACAGCCCCTCTCTGAGCCTCTAGGACGCCTCAGGAGCTTTCAGAGGCATCCCAACCCTGTCCAGACGATCTCAGGCCGTCAGAACGGCTCCTGTGGCCTCCCAGCGCATGCTCTGGTAGGGTCGCCCGGACAGTCGAGGGTCGAAGTGGAACCGAATGCACATGGTTTTCAATCCGAATCGATTGCCCTTATAGGAGGGTGAGATGGGAGTACCTGTCAGGCTGGATTTCACACCTCCGACTCTCCCCGAAGTGGCCTCTCTGCACATCGAGGAGGCTTCCGACCAGCAGGGGACTTTTTCCGAGATCGAGGTAGTGACGGAAGTAGGCTCCTACCCGAATTACATTTCGTACTACACGACGCAGAACGCAACTGCCGTGGATTATTGGTTCCGCATCCGCTGGAAGACATCCGAGGGGGTTTTCACAGACTACTCCCCGGCCATTCAGGGAGGCACCAAGCTGCTCGTGCAGGAGATCGTGGACAGGGTGATCCTGCGCAACCCAGCTTTGAACGAGGTGATCGTCACGCAGGAGGCCGTTGCCGTTGTCTCTGAAAACTTTCCCGGCGAAGACCCACTCACGATCCCTGTTGAAAATGCGACGTACGTGCAGATCCGGGGTATGACGAACATGACGCTCGCCCGCTCGCTGATCGCGACGACGCTGGCGTCGGGTGGCTCCGTCTCGAAATTCACTGCGGGCCTCGTTTCTCTGCAGGCAGGCACGACAGCGGCCGACCCGACCAAGGCAATCGACGCGCTGATCAAGTCGGCAAACGACGATCTGGGCACGGGAGCGAGCTACGTGCTGCTCATGTCCACGGTCGATCCGACGGGCGCGAGCTACGGTTACTGCTGCGGGCCTGGCGGCTCGTTGCACGGAGTCGATCTGACCCGCACCGTCGCGATGGTGGATTACGCGTAATGTCAACGCTCGCCCAGATGAACGCGCTTTTTCAATCGAACGCGTCGAGTGCACGCTACTACCGCTCGTCGGGCCGCTCTCTGCCCTGTCCTTGCAGAACACCCGAGGGCTTCAGGGATCCGGAGCTTCACCTCTCGTTCGCTCAGTACGGGGTCGAGTCGTTCTCTGTTTCATCCGGCGTAATTCCAGCGGGCACGCAGCTTCGTTACACGCTCGTCGCAATCGGCAGCAACGGAGTGGCTATGTCACCGGCCGTCGTCTACCCGCCGCTCTACTCGGACGAGATCACGGATGCCCAGAGTTTTCAGGTTTCGCTCGCTTTCAACTGGCCGCCCGGTGAGGCGTTTGTGGGCGGTAACTGGGCCGTGTATCGCTCTGAAAACGGGGACAGCCCCACTTTGCTGGGCACACTCGACCATCCGTCCACGACGTTCGTGGACAACTACCCGCTTGGCTCGGGTAGCGTGGGCCTGATCGAGCCTGTGCTGTGCAACGAGGCTGGTGAAATTCCGCAGACTCCCATCGACATGATCGTCAAGGCGTTTGTGCAGCCGATTCAGAGCACGAGGGCCACGCGTCTCTCGACGGAGTACCTGCAGGAGGTGTTCGGCACCATCGAGGCGGACGATCACCTGGGTATCTTTCCCGTGACGTGGAGCGGCAACCGGCTCGATTTCAGGAACTGGGGCCAGCACGGCGAGGATTTCATCGAGTACGACGGTCAGCGCTTCTTCGTTATCAACGCGAACATGATCCCCGATCCCGGAAACGGCGACCCGGAACATCACTGGGAGACGGGCCTCAGACTGATTCGAGAGGATGGTCTTGTGTCATGACGCCGATGGACTGGGCATATGCGGCGGCCTTTTTTGACGGCGAGGGATGCGTGACTGTCAACATCGCTGAAAGGAAAACGGCTACTCAAAGCTGTGTGGTTGGAGCGAGAGCGATGAATCTTTCGCTTCGCGTGGCGAACAACGATCCGACTGTGCCTCGCTGGTTCGAGAAGAACATCGGTGGCACGGTTCGTTTTCATTCAGCAACGCGCGACTCGTACGTTTGGATCGTTCAGGGCGACCTGGCGCGAGCAGTGGCAGTGAAACTGATGAAATACACGAAGATGAAGAAGCGGCAGCTTCGTCTCTTCGTTCAACTCATGGATACGCGACAGCCCAACCTGGGTCGTGGGTATACGACGCCTGATTCAGTGTGGAGGCAGCGTGAGAAGCTGATTTCACAACTGAGGGCTGACCCATATCGGCGGCGCAGAGGTGAGTCGGTGATTTCATGAAGCTAGGACTCAGGATGATTCGCGAGGACGGGCTGGTGAGCTAAGTGGCCAGGCTCGTTCACTGGGACACGCCCAAAGGCATGGGCGGGCTTTTTCAGATCACGCCCCAGACGATCAACGGCATCGAGGCGTACATCCGCTGGGCGCAGTACGAGGTGCCACGCAACCTGCCCGTCTACATGGACAGGCTGGCGCATTTCATGGCCTTGAAAAACCAGGGATTCGCCCGCAGGATGGCATTCGGCCCACTCGACCCGGACGGCAGGCGCACGGAGCTTGCCTGGCGCACACCGGAGCAAGGGATCAGGAGAATTTCACAGAACTACTACCTGGGCTGGAAGGTCAGGAAACTGCGTCAGGGCCACTACCGGCTGTACAACGCGTCCAAGGAGGCGTATTTCATCGAGTTCGGGATCTCCGAGGTCGGCTTCGGTGAAAATCGTCATGTGCCCAAGGGCAGGATTCGCCGTCCCGTCAGGAAGCTGTCGCTGATCAAGACGATTCGCTTCATGGCGACGACGCAGGCGTACCATCGCATCTGGACGGACATTTTCAGGTCGCGGCACACGTCTGGTGGCTTTTCACAAAAAGTACAGTCCCCGGCCGGAGGGCATCTGCGCTGGGAGGACATCTCGGAGCACGAGGCTGGTTCGGTCATGCGTGGCAATCTCCGCGCCGGGCGCTCGCTGACGCACGGCCTGCGCAACGAGGGCGGGCAGATTCAGCAGCGCAGGCCCAATGCAGGCGGCGGCACGTACAGAGGCCCGTATCTGCGCGGCAGGGGCAGTGTGCTGCCGCCGACGGGAAGGAGGCGACCGCCGTGGCGGTGAAATACGACCCTGAAAGCTGGCTGGAGTCGGCCGTCCGCGTGCTCAAGGAGTACCTGGAGCAGGAATTTCACCAGTCGCTCAGCAACGGCGGCGAGTTCGTGGGCGAGGACGCGTACGAGATCGTTGCCGAGTTCCCAGGCTCGGATCTGGACACGCGCAGGATGCCGATGCACAGGACAGTCGTCCATTTCGAGGTGGACGACATCCAGAGCGGTGTGGTCGGCATCGGGGACAACATTTTCATTTCGACGTACGACGAGACGGCACAAGAGGTCACAGGGCGCACGGGTGAGGTTCATGTTCTGAACATCGACGTGGGCATCTGGGCCAGTGATGCGTCCGGCGGTGCCACGGCCCGGCTCAGGGCCAAGCAGATCCTCCAGAACAGCCTGGGCGGTGCAAGAGGGATCACCAGGCTCAGGAATTTCAGCGATGGTGGTGACGGGGCACTGGAGATCACCGGCTTCTCGGGCGGCAGGTTCATCATGGACAGGATCAACGACATGCAAGTTTTCAGGATGATCGAGTCCACGCTCATGATCCGCGTGTTCAGCCGTGTGCCTCTGGACGCGAGTGACAGCGGCCCGGCTATCGAGGAGTTCGAGATCGACCCGTTCATCCAGACCTATGATGAAAACGGACAACTGGTGGAAGTAAAGGACTGAAAGGTGGTGAAGAATGTCTAGCACTTTGCTCGACCCCCGTGTAATCGACGCCAGCACACTGACACCGAGGCAGACGAGCGAGATTTTCCTTCAGCCCGCTGTCGAAGGGCAGGCGGATACGGCCGGGACGGCGAACATCAATGTGCCCATACTGATTTCACGTCTCGACCAGGCGGCCGACCAGTTCGGGGCGAACTCACCGCTGTACCGCAACATCAAGGCGCTGCTCGACCGTGGCGCAGGCCCGGTGATCGGTATCGCGTCCGTCAAGGGTGCGACTCCTCCGACGCTCGCGCAACGACAGGCGGCCTGGGAGAAGCTGGAATCGGACACGAACATCCGCATCCGGCTGACCGACTCCGAGGTGCAGGCCGACCTCACTGCACTTTCAGTTTCGTGTGCGAACGCGAGCCTGATCGACAACAAGCAGATCGCCTTCGTCGGCATGCCGTCCGGCACGACGAAGGCGAACCTGATCGCCGCAGCGACGGCGATCACGGCAGGCGGTGAAATTCCCGCATCGCGGACGTGCCTCGTCGCTCCCGGCGTCTACGACCAGACGGGAACGCTCAGGGGCGGTTCGTTCGGAGCCGCATGCGTGGCCGCCGAGGTGGCCAAGAACGGGGATCCGTCCAACGATCTCGACCTGTGGGACATTCCTTTGCTCACGGCAATCGAGCTGGACGCGTTCGGCCTTCCGATTTTCAGAAGGAAGGTTGTGTCCGGCGTGCCCATGAACGACTACGAGGATCTGCTGCAGGGTGGTATCACACCGCTTCAGCCGTCTCGCATCGCCGGAGGCGTGGCCACGACGCATCTGCGCACGGCGTACACGACGAACACCGCGTACGACTCACTGTACACGCGCATCATCGTGGATCAGCTTTTTGTGGACGTGCGCGACTATCTGTATGGCGGTGGCTTTTTCAGACAAGGGAACACCGAGACGACTCGCAACTGGATCAAGTCGGGCGTGATGGCACTGCTGGACGAGCGCCGCACCTGGCTGGCTCCGGTCGAGCAGCCGGACGGTACGCGTGGCTATAAGGTCAACGTTGTCGCCTCGGCGGATTTCCGCCAGGTGATCGTCGGCTACGAGGGGATCGTCGTTCGCGGAATTTCAACGATCAAGGTTGCAGGGAACCTCACAATCCCGGTCTAGCGAAAGGAGGTATGAAAAGTGGGTTGGTTGGCTGGCATAACAGCGGTAGACCTGGACATCAAGTTCGAGGCCGGTACGCATTTCACGGCCGTGCAGGAGATGACCGAGGAGTTCCGCCAGGAAGTCGCGTATCAGGGCGCATTCAGGCACGACGGCCCCGTGCTGCGGCGCAAGCGCAGATCGGACGAAGGCACGATCAGCTTTTCGGTCATACTGCTGAAGAGCGGAATTTCAGGGGAGATGAACAACGAGGACAAGCTCAAGGACATGGAGGACTTCGAGATCACGACGATCCGGGGCAACCATACGTGGACGTACAAGGGCTGCAACTGGAATCGAATTTCAATTCGTTCCACGCTCGACCAGTGCACGCTCGATGCCGACGTGTCCGTGCCCGGCTATCCCGCGCCGTATCCGGCGGGAGTCGGTCTGGGCTAGGCCGTGGACAAGCGGGTGGAAGAACTTATCGAACGCGGCGTGAGCGCGCTCGAAAAGCTGGCGCAGGACGAGATCGAATTTCAGGTGGAGACAAAGCCACCTGTCTGTCCGCACTGTGAGCGGATCAACCCCAGTGTGCGCATTGATGAGGCACATGGATCCGGCCCGCTGGTCGAGCATTTCACGCAAGCCCAGTGCCTGCACTGCAACCGGGTCTTCTACGTCATCCCGCTGCATGTGGAATGCCTGAAAAACGAAGCCGAAGCAAGGATGCTAATCGAGGAGAAGGTGAGCCTGGGTGGCTACGAACGCAACGGAACAAACAACTAGGGAGAAAATTCGCGAGCGTCGGCTCGACCGCATGCGCCTGGGCCAGGCGGTGTGCGACTACGTGACGCTGCCCTCCGACCCTGAAATTCGCCTGTGCATCGTCCCCTTGCGCGAGGCGGACTACCTGGCCGTGCTTGAAAAGGTCAACGTGGTAGAGGCGAACGACGACATCTCCGGCATGGCCGTGCGCGAGCGTGTGATGGCCCAGGAAGTCTGCGTACGCTCGATTCGCGAGGAGTTCGACCTGACGACCCGCGTCTACCCCGACGTGGAGGAGATGCTCAAGGATCTCGAAGTCGCTGACATCGATGAAATCTACGACCGTTACAAGGAGATGACGCAGAAGTCGTCTCCTACCCTGGAGGGGATCCCGGAGGAGGAGTTCATCGAGATAAAAAAACTCTTGCAGGCAATGGACTGGAGCGCTCTATCTGGGCGATCATGGTACGCAGCCAAACGCTTCCTTTCAACGATTACGCCCTCGCCACTCCTGGACAGCTTGCCTGGGTTTACCTCAACCAACTCGTTGACTACGACGAGCGAGTCCGAAAAATCCACGTCCACTGCCTCACCAAATTTCACCAAGAAAGATGCGAAGTCTGCGGAGAGTCGATAGCGGATGTGAGCAAGGTGCCTGCCGAACTACAAGACAAGATCTACCGGCCGGGTGAAGACGGCAAGATCCAGGAATTCACCTGGAACCGGAAGAAGGTAGAGCGGTTCGGTGACACCACGGACGAAGACGAGACTGAAATCGACATAGACATATGAGCACGATTTTCAACCAAGTCCTGACCGAATTCCGGGTAGTCGGCACCGGGGTTCAGGCCGGGATGCAGCAACTGGTCGGCGGAACCACACAGTGGACGCGCAGTATCCAGGATGCGACCAGGCAAAGTGAAAAGCTGAGTGCCTTGTGGAGAGCGTTCGGCACGACGTTGCGCTACGCCATCGCCGGTCAGGTCGTTTTCGGAATGGGCAGGTTCATCACGCAGTTGAAAGAAGTCCAGGTGCAGATGGGCTTGATCTCGGCAATTGGCGAGCTTCAAGGAGGCCAACCAATCGTCGGCCAGAACCTGACCAATCTGATGCGAGACATTCGTGTCGGGGCCGTCGAGTCTCTCACTCCCGTGCAGCAGTACAACGACGCGGTGATCAACCTGCTCTCCACGATCCAGAACGTGCCGCAAGATCAAATTACACCGATGGTGACGACGATCACTCGGGCGGCGCAACTGGCCCAGGTCGGGGCCGAGGATGCAACTCGTGCATTTACAACACTTGGTGTCGCGTTCGGGCAGCGGCCGACACCGGAGAGCATCCAGACGATGGCCCAGGAGTTTTTCATCCTGACCAAGCAGGCACCAGGTGGCGTTCCCGCCGGTCAGCAGATGCTCCAGCAGATGGGGCAGCTTGCTGCATTGACCCGCGCTGCACACGGCACGCCTCCTGAAATGTTCGCGCTGATGCTCTCCGGGCTGCGCGGTGGTATTCCTCCGGCTCAGGCAGGACGTGCGCTCCAGTTCTTCCTCCAGACGCTTGCCTTCCCAGGCCAGCAGGTGGCTCCTTCTCGCAAGGCGCTGGCCTCGGTCGGGATTACACCGCTCTCGAACATGACACTGCAAGAGCGGCTCAATGCAATTTTCAAAAGAGCCGGTGCGATGGGTGTCAGGGGCGATTTGGGCCAGGTCATGAACCTGGACGAGGAGACGATGGCCGGGTTGGAAGGCATGGATGCGACTTCGGCGCTCCAGCAGGTCGGAATCTCAGGGCCGGGTGCCGTCTTCCTCGGAACCGTTTTCAGGAGGATCCACGCTTTGCGCATGGCGTTGGCGCTCTCCACTCAAGTCCAGATGGGTCAGTTCGACCAGGATATGAAAATGATGCAGGATGCGCACGAAGGCATCGTCAGCGACACGAACGACATGGCCAAGGCGTGGGAGCGGCTTGCCGATCAGGCTCCGCTCCAGGCGGCAGCAACTGCTCTCGACGCGCTCAGGGTTCAAATTTCACAGGATCTGCTCGCGCCTGTGCTCAAGCCGGTTGCGAAAACGCTTGTCAGAGGCGTGGGTGTGGCGCAGGAGCATCCTGACGAGACTCGCAACCTGTTGATCGCCGCTCTGCTTGGCGGTGGAGCTATTGGCGGCTTCAAGTTTTTCAAGGGGCTGGGTAGAACCGGTGTCCCGCTTGCTGCGGCTGCCCAGAGCATCATGTCGGGCGACCGCCAGTTGGGCACGCTGCTCAACCCGATGTACGTGATTATCGTCAGCGACATGAGCACGATTTTCAATCCAGGCGGAAGGTACGGCCCGCCCAGGCCGTATGGGCCGAGGCCGAGGCCAGAAGGAGATCTGCCGGGTGACAGGCCGAGGACGACGAGAACAGGACGAGCAGGACGATTTGGGAGGATTTTCAGGCCGGTTGCAAGCGTCGGCGGTGCCTTGCTTAGCTGGCCTGCAGCAGTTGCAGCGGGTGGAACGGAGCTAGCTGCGCAGATGGGCGGCGGGCGCTGGGGGCCAGGGCCGATAAGCGATCCTCTGGGATTTCTTTGGTCGTCTTCGGGCCAGGTAGGGAGAGAGTGGAGAAACGCCTGGCGTGACTCCGGGGTCGTTCGCCCGGCACTTGAGCAGATTTTCAACTTTGGCGGCAGCAAGAACAAGCTTTCGTTTGACCAGGCGGTTGCGATCAAGAAGGCACAACAGGCTGGCATGCCCGAAGATCAGCTACGCCGAATGGCGTTCGGCATGGCCCGCTCGTCCGATCCGGATATTCAAGCATCAGGCAGGCCCAACGAGTTGACGCTGAACATCAACCTCAAGCATCCGGACGGCACCAAGTCGAGGAAAAAGGTTCACCTGCCGATTACGCAGTATCAGAATGGAAAAGCTCCTTCCCAAGGCGGCAGTGCCGCGAAATCGAGAAAGTAAATGGCCCCACGTCCGCCCACAATCGATCCGAAAGCCAAGCGCTTCTACGGCGAGGACACCGCCAAGTACCTGATCAACCCCGGTACGGTCAGTGCGCCGGGCAGGCACACGCCTGGCCAGCTTCGGCATGCACGCCCCTACCTGGCGAACGGACGCAAGCTGTTTGTCTTTCCCACTCCCGTCGAAGGATTTTCACGTTCCGGCCAGGCCCAACTCGGCCTGCGCCACTACATCGGGGACTGGAAGGCGGATGGCGTTACGATCCACTACGAAGAGGGAAGAATTACACTGAACGGCCTTTTCCCCGGTCAGACTTCGCAGCAGAACATGGTCGAGTGCCTGATGATGCTGCGCTCGAAGCACAAGGGCCGTGGCCTCGTGCTCTATGCACCCGGTCTTTTCAACCGGGAGCAGTATATCCTGCCCGAGAACTGGGATTTCACGCACGACGAGGAAGATCGCACGCATTCGATCCACTACTCGATCACGTTCGTGAAAATCGGGGAGGGCAAGAAGGTCGCGGATCCTCTGAGCATGCCGCCGTACTACCGCCCGGTTACGCGCAAGTCGAAGCCGAAGGGCAAGGCGGCGCGGACGTACACGGTCAAGGCTGGGGCGCGAACGCTGCGTACCATCGCTGCCAAGCCCAGCGTGTACGGCGACCCCAAGAAGTGGACGCAGCTTCTGGCGCTCAACCGAGCACGGATCGAGTCGATTCAGGAGAAGGGCACGACAATCGGCAGTTACAAGCTGCCAAATTACAGGCTACCGGTCGGTTTTCAACTCAGATACTGATGAACCCGCAGGCAAAGGCAAAGGTGAGAGCGAGGCACAAACAGGCTATTGCTGAATTTCAGCGCTGGTTGAGGCGCAACCCCAGGGCCAAGCTGGAGAAGCAGATCCAGATGTTCGACGCTTTCATCGATGATGCTAGTCCGACGCTGGCTGAAAAGAGGAAGCGTGCCACCGCCCGTCGTTAACGCCTCTCATCTGCCCAGTATCCGTGCCGTGATCACGACCAAGTGGGGTCGTGGCTACACGAAGCGTGTAATTCCGCATGTCGAGAGCTTCTACGTGGACACGTCGCTCGACAACGACGCCGATTCCTGGCAGATCACGCTTGGCGATCCGACTGGGGACTATCTGGCGATGATGAACCGTGACAGCGAGGTGCGTATCGAGCTTCTCAGCGCCGACCCCGGAGGTGCCGGGCACATCATGACCGGGATCGCGGACGATCTCTCGTATGACCAGGACGGTGCCTACACGATTTCAGGCCGCGACTATGCCTCGCTTGCGCTCGACTCGATGGTCGAGCCGCAGAAATGGAAAAAGGTCAAGCCGATGTATGTGATCGGCAACCAGGCCAAGCAGCTTGGCTATCCCCAGGTGAGCCTCAACAACGTCTCGAAGTGGAAAAAGGTCATCAAGACGGACGGCTCCGAGACGTACTGGGAGTTCTGGTTCCGTCTCGTGCGCAACGACAAGGCGTATCTGTGGGTGGGGCCGAACGGAGCGCTCATCCTCAACCGCTTGAATTACAGCGAGCGGCCTACGTACTACTTCGGCACGCCCAAGAAGGATGACCCGGAACTGATTCAGACGGCGCACATCCCTGTCGAAGGTCTTGAAATTCGCAAATCTACCCAGGGCCGTGCTTATAAGATCTGGACGTACGTGAACAGCGGCAAGTTGCGCACGACGATTCCCGTGACCGACATGACGATTGACGACTGGGTCAAACGCCCCGTGAAAGTCATGCAGGACACGCAGTCGGGCAAGGTCACCGGGGCGAAGAAGCGGGCCTGGAACGAGATCTACGAAGGCAAGGTGGGGGCTGTCGAGATCCGGCTCGTGATTTCAGACCCCACGTACGTGATCTCGCCCAACCGCATGGCCCGCGTGCGCATTCCCGAGATCGATTTCATCGGCACGTATTTCATCGTTGGCACGAAGGTGCAGGCAGGGCCGGACGGCTTCGTCCAGGAGATCAGGCTGCGTGAAAAGGAGATGGCCCTCTCGCGCCGTGTGCCCCAGGAGCCGAAGATCCCAGGTCGCACGCAGAAAGCCCCGGCCGAAGGCGGTGAGGCCGACGTGGGCGAGCAGATCGGAGCGTTCATTCCCAGGCCCGACTGGGGCAACTACTTCGAGAATGCCGCCCGCGAGCACCAGGGCTTCTGGGACTTCGACATTTTCACGGCGTTCTTGCTGGCCATCGCCAAGCAGGAGTCCGGTTTTCGCAACATCCGCCAGATCGGCATGAACATCGGTGAGGACAGGATCGAGTGGTATCCGGTTCTGCCCGGCGACCCCGACCCGGCCGACAAGGACACACACGGGCGGCAGAAGCCCGGCCATACGAACTCACGTCCGGACTGGGAGCTTAACTTCGCCAATCAGGTAGGCACGCACGGCCTGAGCCAGGAGGCGGGTGTCGGCCCGATGCAGCTTACATGGCGCAAATGGAAAACAAATGCCGACGACTGGTATGCGGATCATCATCCCAAGGCGAACCACGGACGGGATCAGTATCTGGGCGGGCGCTGGGATCCGGAGAGCAACATCATGGAGGGTGCCAGATATTTCAAGTCTTGCCTCGACCAGACGCACATGGAGCCGGGTGGCGACGACTCGAACCAGTTCGCGGCGATGGAAAAGGCATATGCACTCTACAACGGAGGTTCGTCGGAGTCGTACATTCGTGCCAAGGCTGTGCGCAAGGTCGCAACGAGGTTCCTCGACCCGGTTCGGGCTGCGGTGGAGACTGCACAGGCGGACAGTGCAGACGACAGCACGGACGGCGGTACGCTGACGAGCGACATTTTCCCACTGGGCTGGCCGAACAACGAGCAGATCATCGCTGCTTTTCAGCGCAGCATGTGGTGGGGGCAGGTTCCCTCTGCTCCTGCCGCTGGGCCGATTTCACCTGGGCTACCTCATATCGAGTTCATCAAGTCCCCGGTTTACACTGCGCGGCTGGCCGACATCCTCTGGATCGTGATCCACACGATGGAAAACAACTCGAAGACGCCCGATATCGAAGAAAACAATGTCGCGTACAGCGTTGCTCAGGACTTCGCGACGGGCAAGCGCGGTGTCTCCTCACACTACTGCATCGACAACCTCAAGGTGTACCAGTGCGTGTACGACAAGTTCGCTGCGAACGCAACGGCTGGATACGCAGTCGGAGTGGCGGGCGGGCTTTCGACAGACCAGTACAGCCTACAGTTCGAGCATGCAGGCACGGCCGAGCAGACGGCTGCCCAGTGGGGTGACAACTATTCGCAGAACATGTTGAGGCTCTCGGCAAGGGTCGTGGCCGACAAATGCAAGAAGTACGGGATTCAAGTCAGGCATCTGACCGTCCCTGAAATTCAGGGAGGGCTGATCTCCGGGATCTGTGGGCACAACGATATCAACGACGCATTCCGGGCCAGCAACCCCGGCAGTGACATGAGCCACTGGGATCCCGGCCCGAACTTCCCCTGGGCTGATTACATCCAGATGGTGCAGGATGCAAAGGATGCGATGTAAATGCCGCTCATCTCTGTTGACAACATCGACCCGTCCGTGCTCAGCCCGGCTGAATTTCGCCAGTACAAAGTCTGCTGCGCCGCTATTTGGTGCCTGCGCCACAAGGACGACCTCAGCTACGGCGCGACTCGTGATGTCAGGAACTGGCACCCGCCGCCATCCATGCCCAACGTGCTGGACTGCTCTGCGCTCATCCACTATTGCTTCAAGGTCGCGGGCTGCCCCGACCCGAGTGAAAATTCCAATTATGCGGGCAACACCGCTTCCTTGTGGGGCAGTGGGATCCTCGTCGGCGGCAAGAACGTGACGACCGGGCAGATGCGTCCGGGCGACGTGTGCTTCTACGGCTGGAAGGTTCCAATGGTCGGTGGCGACAGCGAGCATGCCACGCTGTATGTGGGGCAGGGCAAGGTAATTTCACAGGGCAGCGAGGAAGGGCCGTTCCTGGTCGGCTACAAGAGCGATTTCAAGAAGCCGTTCATCGGAGTAAAGCGCTACAGGTTCTGATGATCAGCGAGGAGGAATGGAACTCGATCCGGGCCGTGTGCGAGAAGATCTCACGCGAAGTGGCCGGTACGAGAGGCGAGTGGTTCCAGACCGGGCGCGTGATCAAGCGCGATGAAAAAAACCGGCTCGTCTGGATCAAGGGCATGGGCCACACGCCGCTGCCCGTTGTCGGCTTCGAGTACGACGTGCGCTACTACGACACGGACGACGAGGGAAATTTGCGCGTGAGAAACGCCCGTGCCAAAGTCGTCGTGCCCGCGCTAGGAGCAACCGTGCTCGTTGCATTCGAGCTTGGCTCCACCCGCCTGCCACGCTGCCTGGGCATCGTTCAAGGAAAAAACTATCTGGAGACGGAGGAAGACTAACCGTGGCTTGGGACTTGGCGATTTCAGATTACGGCGACCTGATCATGTCCGGGAACCGGGATCTGGCCGGAGTCTCGGGCGACGACCTGACCAGCCAGCGCATCACGACACGCCTGCTCGTGCATCGCGGCTCGTGGTTCTACGACCCGGAAGGGACGTTCGGCAGCGATCTCTACCAGGCGCTGGGCAAGCCGACCACACAGGATGTTGAAATCGATTCGAGGGTGCGTGATGCGCTGCGCGAGATGGAGGATGTCCTGATCGAGAGTGTGGACTGGAAGTACACGGATGATGAAAAATCGATCGTCGTACGTGTCGAGTACACGGACAACCCGCAGGAAGAGGAGTCCTCGCTCCAGTCGGAGGCCAGTGAGCTTACGTCTACCGTCGTCACAGTCCCGCTCGCGCCAGGAGGAGGTGCCTAGGTGCCTGTCTCGCTTTCCACCATTTACAAGACTCGCCAGGACATCCTGACGAGCATGATCCAGCAACTCACCGCTGGGATTCCGGACGCTTACACCGGTACGGACGGTGTAATTCGCATCATCTTCGAGATCGAGGCAGGGCAGTTCGAGAGTCTCTATCTCGCGGAGCAGTTGCTGCTGGAGGACATGTGGGTTTCCACGGCGAGCTACCAGGCGCTGGTTCGCTACGGCGACCAGTACGGCTTGCCCATGTTCCAGGGCAACCGCGCCGAGGGCACGCTCATGTTTTCAGGAGATGACGGAGGCTACATCCCCCAGGGCACGCTGGCCGCGCACGATCCCGGCAACGGCCTGGATCCGATCTACTTCGAGACGACTGCCGACGCAACGCTGCCGTCAACCGGGGATCCGACTCCACCCTTGGCAACCCCGGTTGACGGCGGTGGAAACCTGACCGGTGCCTACGAGTACATCCTCACGTACACGACGGCACTGGGCGAGACGCTGCCGTCCGACGAGTCTGAAATCAAGACGGTCAACGCAGGCATGATCGACCTGACGGGCATCGCCCTGGGCGGGCCGGGCACGACGGGGCGCAGGCTCTATCGCGCTCGCAACGGTGATGGAAATTTCAGGCTTGTCAACGATTTTGCCGAGAACACGACGACGACCTGGCAGGACAACGTGAGCGATGCGTCGATTGCCAGTGCAGAGACTCCTCCCATCGTGGACACGGGCCATGCCGTCGTCGTGGCGGCGTCTGCCCAAGAAGTGGGTGTCGATGGCAACGTCGTCGTCGGCTCGATCACGACGATTTCAGACGGCCCCGCCGAGCTTACGGACGTGACGAACACGATTGCGTTCACGGGCGGCCAGGATCCGGAGGACTCGGAGATCTATCGCTCACGTCTCTTGAATTTCATCAGGAATCCGCAGACCGGCTCCGTCTCGGACATCGAGGCGTGGGCGCTGAACGTGGACGGCGTGGAGAGCGCGACCGTCCTTGAAAACACACCTGGGCCGGGCGAGGTGACCGTGCAGATCACCGGGCCGGGCGGCTCTGTTGCCACGCCGGAGTTGATCGATGAGGTTCAGCAGACGCTCGATGCGCTCGACTACGCGAACATCACGATTCATGTCGAGACGTTTACACCGCTCTCGACCGATGTGACCGTTGACGTGACCGAAGGTAGCGGCTACACACTGCAGGCGGTCACTCCGTCCGTGCAGCAGGCAGTCTCCGATTACATCAACGATCTCGGAGTTGCCGAGACTCTGAAAATCTCGGGTATCATCGATGCCGTGTTCGGACTGGCGGGTGTGGACGACGTGGTGGTCACGACCCCTACTACCAACCAGGCTACACCCGCCGGGCAGAAGCGGGTTGCCGGGGTAATCACAGTCACATGAGCGAGCCGTATCCGCCCACGCCGAACCAGCCTTCGCTCCCCGCGGAGACGACATTCACGGAGGCAGAGCTTGTCTTCCTGGACGAGTCTCCCCCTGGGCTTTTCCCGGAGAACCAGGATTCGAACTTCGGCTTCATCTTCCGCAAGATTTTCAGCGATCTCTCGCAGGACGTGGCGAACTGGCAGGACGTTCTTTACAACGAGCACTTTGTGCAGACATCGGCCCAGTTCCTCGACCAGTGGGAGATCGAGTATGGCCTGCCCCCGGTCGGTGAAGGTGCGACGGTTGAATTTCAGAGAGCGAACATTTTGGCCCGTGTCCAGCGTGGGCCGTTTACACGCACCAGGCGCGACAACATCATTCGCCAGTTCGTGGAGACGACGTTTGGCACGGTGATTCAGCTTGTGCCGCAGGGAGTGGGCATCGATCTGGGCGGGATACCGATTTACGGCGAGCCGGGCGACGTGGATTCTCTGTTCGACGTGATCGAGAACATCCCCGAATTTTCATATGTCGTGTGGATCGCTTCTACGAATACGCCGAACCTCACTGCGCTGACCCGTGAGTTGAAGCGTATTACGCCAGCAGGAATTTCATTTACAATCACAAGTGTGCATCCGTAGGAGGTGAGGTAGTTGGGTACGAGATTCAACATCGTAGATTGGAGGTGGCTGGCTGCTTTCACCGACGCAGAGGGTTCAATCGTTCTTGCCAAGAATTTCGAGAAGCGGCCATCCCAGATCAACGTCAGGTGGTATCAGAGTGAAAATCAGATCGAGTTGCTCTGGGCCATCAAGGACTTCCTGGACGAGAAAGGAATCTCGAACTACTGGTATGCCAACGAGAGCAATACCAATTTCAGGGCCACTGCGTTGGTTTGGACGCTTGGCGTTTCTGGAGTTGCGTCCTGTCAGGTAGTCCTCAAAGGAATCCGTCCATTCCTGATTTCAGAGAAGAAGATCGAACGGGCTGACAAGGCACTCGAAGTTTTCAACGGGTACAAGGGCCGCGTGTATACGAAAGCCTCGAAGTGCAGGAAAGGTCATGACATGACGAAGCCAAAGAACATCTACACACGGCCGTCAGGTGCGCGTCAGTGCCGAGTCTGTATGCAAGAGGTCGAGCGCAACCGCAAAAGGGATCGTCGGAAGGTGGCGATCTGAAATGGGGTCGAGATTCAAGATCTTCGAGAGCACCGGCCTCGCCCCCAACGGGCGTCTCTATGCCGGAGATCTCAACCAGATGCAGGACAGCTACGCCGATCAGACGAACCTGTCTCAGGAAGTCGGCGTAGCCGCGTTGACGATTGGCGAGACTGCACTGAAATTGCTGCGATACGGAACCGGTGAGGCGCGGTTGTCCGGGTTGCTGCGCATCGACGGCATCCTGCGCGGCCTGGGAGGGCTGTACGCGGGTGCGTTCACGACGGCGCAGCGCGATGCCATCGCGGCAGGCTCGCGCCCGTACGGACTGATCATCCTCAACACGACGACGAATCAGATCGAGTGGAACAAGGGCACGGACGCCACGCCGAACTGGCAGCCCATCGCTCCGGTTTTAGGCTCTGGGTCTATTACCGGCTCGATGCTGGCCCCGAACAGCGTGGACTCCTCGAAGATCGTAGACGGCACTGTGACGTACGCAGACCTGGATGGAGGGTTGAAGCCGACTGTGAGCGCGGCGGCCGGTGCAGAGGCTCTCAGAGCCTTGGGGACGGGTGCCAGCACAGCCTGCGCCGGGAACGACATCCGCCTGACAGGTATCGCGGGCGTGAGCACGCCGACGGCCAGCTACACGCTTGTGATCTCGGACGCAGGCGGCATGGTGCGCATGAACGTCGCCAGCGCGAACACGCTGACCGTTCCGGCCAATGCGACGGTCGGCTTCCCCGTCGGGACGATTGTCAACGTCGTGCAGTACGGAGCGGGCCAGACGACGATTGCCGCCGCCGGAGGAGTCACGCTGCGCGTGATCCCCGGCTTGAAATTGGTCGGCCAGTACGCGATGGCGTCGCTCGTCAAGGTCGCGACGGACGAGTGGGTCGTCTCGGGGAACCTGTCGGCATGAGGATCCTCGCGCACCCAGGTGACCTGATCGCACCTTCCTGCGTTTTCACCAGTCCGGCTGCCGGGAACGTCGCGGACACAATAACGATCTCGGTCAACGCGACGGACAACTACGGTGTGGCGGGGGTGCAGTTCAAGATCGACGGCGCGAACATCGGTGCGGAGGACACGTCACCACCTTTTTCAACTACCCTTGACACGCATATGTACGCGAACGGCGGGCACACGCTTACTGCGGTTGCGCGTGACGCAAAAGGAAATTCAACGACTGTCAACCGGAGCATTAACGTGGCCAACTCGCCTCCGGCGGCGGGCTTCGTCTTCTGGGGCGACTTGATGCAACCGGATGGCGAAGGTGGCTGGACGAGCTATCGCTCTGGAGCAGCAAATTACGGCGACCGCTACAGCACCCTGATCTTGAATGCTACGTCCTGGTGGGGCGGGCCGGGGCAAGGAGCCGGTGCGCTTCCGGTTCTCAATCTGCCGGGCAATCCCGACTCGACTCACTATCAGATGCATATTCAGATGTGGGCAGGCAGGCTCGAAGGCGGCAGCGAGCACAACGTCGTGCGCATGTCACTTGTCTGGTACGGCAGCGAGTATGAGATGTTCAACCAGCAAATTACTGTTTACAACGGGCTGGTCGGGCCTGTATTCGATGCAAACGGCGGCGAGCCGATGCAGTGGCTGCGCTGGGCGAACGACCCCGGCTGGAACGACGGCTTCACGCAGGACATTCGCATCTACTACTATTTCACTCCGAAGTACGCAAGCTAGGTGGTGAAGATGAGCGAGTGGTATGAAAAAGCTTACCGTGGAGGAGGGCCGGTTCAGGTGAAGTTCCCCCGGCCGTTGTACCCTCCTGACGCGGCTGCCAAGGGCAAGACGCCTTCCAAGGACGGCCCGGACGTGGTTGCGTACAAGCGGGCGATTTGCCATGCGGGGCGCTGGGGCGAATGGGCACCCGATACCTGGGACGACTCGTTTTCCAACGCGTTTTCACACGGCAAAGGCCCGAACGTGAAGGACACGGGGATAGCAGGTTTTCAACGTCAACAGAAGTTGGACGATACCGGCTGGATCGGGGAGAAGACGTTCAACAACATGCGCTATGCGCTGATCTCCGACCCGAGCGCACCGCATTACGGCGAGCCGATCCTCGACTCGGTGTGCGTCGATCTGCTCGAACAGGCGTATGAAATGTTCAACGAGCCGCCTGAAGAAGCCAAGCTGACACGAAAACAGATACCGAGTCCCAACTACTCCAGCAGGGGTGGCCTGGACGTGCGGTTGATCGTGCTCCACACCGCCGAGGGAGCGACGACCATCGAATCACTCGGCTCCTGGTTCGCAAACCCCGCCAACGATGTCTCCTCGCACACCGGCATCGATGACAAGGCCGGTGTAATCGGTGAGTACGTGCGCAGGGATTACAAAGCCTGGACGGCAATGAACGCCAACCCGGTCGCCGTGCAGACCGAGTTGTGCGCCTTCGCCAAGTGGAGCACGAGCGAGTGGAACAAGCACCCCAACATGCTTGAAAACTGCGCACGCTGGATCGCAGAGGAAGCCGCACATTTCGACATACCGATTACCAAGCTGACCCCCTCACAGGCACAGGGCAGCGGTCGCGGGGTCTGCCAGCACGCCGATCTCGGATCGTGGGGCGGCGGTCACTGGGACTGCGGGTCTGGTTTTCCGATTGACAAGGTGCTGGACATGGCGCAAGGAGGTGTGTAAATGCATGGGCAGCCTGAAGAGGAAGTCGAGTGGCCCGAGCCGAAGGAAGACCCTGAAGAAGAACCGGACGAGCCGTGGGCACGCGACGATGAAAAAGACGACAAGAAGGACGAGCCGTAATGTCGGTCATCGCACCATACGCCAAGGCAATCATCGCAGCGCTCGTTGCGTTTCTCACGGCGATCTCGACCGGTCTGGTTGCAGATGGCCTTTCCTGGAGCGAGATCGTCACCTCACTGATCGCCCTGCTTGTCGCAGCAGGAGCGGTTTTCACAGTTCCGAACCGGCCCAAGAATTCTGTCGAAACGCAGTGACTCTTGTTGCGATTTCGGAAATTCTGACAGATCCTGCTGCCTGGGGGGCGTTCTTGACAGGAGTAGGTAGCGTGATCGGTGCTATGTTTTCATTAAAGCGGACACGCAATCGGGCCGAGGACGAGTGCAAGCGGCGCATCCAGGAAATTCGGACGGCATTTGCACAGGGAACTAAGTTCGAGAGAAAGGCCGGGGAACGTGGTAGGAGGTCGGCTGAAAAATGATCGAGAGAGCAAGGGATTTTTTGAACGCATACCCGCCGCTCGCTCTGGCAGCGATGCTTGCAGGACTGCTGCTGGCCGGGACATCGGGCTTTTTCGCAGCCAGTGCGCTTGGCATAGGCTCGCAGGAGCCAATCAGGACGGTCACGATCAACGCCGGAGCAGGAGAGCAGGGGCCACCTGGCCCACCTGGGCCACAAGGTGAAAAAGGGGAACAGGGCGAACAGGGCATACAAGGTGAAAAAGGAGAGCCTGGTGCCCAGGGCGCTCAAGGCCCGGCTGGGCCTCCAGGCCCGAAAGGCGACCCCGGCCCACAAGGCCCGTCGGGAGCCACGACATGCCCGAACGGGTTTTCACACGGCATCCTCGTCATCAACGCACCAGGAGGGCAGGTAACCCAGTTCACATGCCTGAAAGACTAAATGAAAAAAGAAGCGCAGCCGACACCGCCGTCGTGATCCTGGCGGGTGGCCTGGCCGCAACGGTCGTGATTCTCACGACGGGCGTGCTCGTTAACACGATTCGCAACAATGGGGCAGGGCTTGGTGAAAACGCCACACAGGTGCTGCTCACCTGCCTGGGCGGCATCATTGCCTTGCTTGGCTCGTTTATCGGCTATGCGTTCGGCAAGCGGGTCGCTTCCGATGAAAACAACGGAGACGAGCATAGCATCGTCGGCTGGACGCAGCCGATACCACCCCCGACACCCCCTCCCCCGCCGCATCCTCCGGACGAAGAGCCGACGAAAGTCGATTGGCCCAAGCGCAACGAGTGATGCGCTACGGCAAGAGAGAGCCGGAGTACGACGAGCGCACGATCCAGTTCTCGAAGTTCCTGGACGCAGATTTTCACGCTCCGACCAAGTTCGACTTCGACCGCAATCGGGCTGAGATCCCCATCTCGGACTGGGGATCACAGAATTACAGCTGTGACGTGATCGCTTCCCAGGCCAACCAGCTTTTGCGCTTCGGCCGCATTGACGAGCGCAGGACGCTGCCGCTCAACCAGCGCGATGTCATCAACCGCTACAAGAGACTCTCAGGCTCGAAGCGGAACCACGACGAGCAGGACGTGGGTCTGACGATGCTCAAAGCTTTTCAAGCATGGAAGAGCGGCTGGAAGCTGGGCGGCAAGGATTACAAAATCGCGCTGTACGGGGAGATCTTCCCGAACGAGCACGACTTGCTGCGTACGTCGATCTACATTTTCAGAGGCGTGCACTTCGGCTTCTGGCTGCCCAAGGCGGTCGAGGGAAATTTCACGGTCTGGGACTGGAAAGGCGAGAACGGGCAGGACTGGAAGGCAGGCGGACTGGGTGGCACGGTCGGCTACTGCAAGGCGTACAACTCGTACGTATACGAGGTAATTCTGTGGGGAAATCCCATTCGTGTCACGAACTCGTTCGTTGAAAAATACTGCGACGAGTGCTGGATCGCCGTGGAGACGCTCGACTACTGGGCCAAGACGGTGCTTGACTTGCGCTCTCTGATCATGCTATATCCCTCCCTGGCAGAGCACTACAACCAACCGAAAGGCGGGTGATCTCAGCAAAACAAAGGGACGACGGGTGAAATTTGCCCGCTGGCTTTGCAAGCTGACAAAGGAGCGTTCTTTGAAAACCAAGCTGTTGAAAACGGTTGCTGTCCTCTGGCTTGCGCTAGGGGGCGCAGCCGCACAAGAGACAGCCTTGGCACAGGGCACTACGTCGAAGTGGCTGTGGAACGCGTTCATGTGCATCCATCGTTACGAAGGCTCGTGGAGTGCGAACACGGGCAACGGCTACTACGGCGGTTTACAGATGGACTGGAATTTCATGAGAGCATACGGCCCCGAGTATCTGAGGCGATGGGGGCCAGCACACAACTGGCCGCCGTCCGTGCAGATCGAAGTCGCATCGCGCGCCTGGAAAACCCGTGGCTTCGGGCCGTGGCCGAACACACGCAGGATGTGTGGCGTTTGAGGAGGTGAAAATGCCCAATCTTCGCGATCCACTGCTCCCCCAGTGGATCATTGCAATTGCATTCGTCTTGCTGCTCCTGTTCGGCTTCGACTGGATCAGCTAAGCTCAGGCCGAGAGGCTCGCCAGGCTAAGCCGCAGTCCCCTTCGGGGGAGCCTGCGAGCCTCTCTTTATCGCTCTTTCCAGGCGTTATCCGGTTCCATATTGACTTCGGGATCGAGAGGGCGTATGCTCGCTCCTACGTCAGGTGATTCACCGATGGATCCGATTCTGCGGTGAATTTTCCTTTCGTCGGCAGCAGTTGAGGGAGGGTCTGCGGATCCTCCCTCGCTGTTTGGGCCGACATTTGAAATTCCGACAAGAGAAAGAGCCGAGAAAGGAAGGTTACGTGATACATTTCCTATTTTGTGCGGATTGTCACGAGCGGGTTCCACTCTCCGGTGGGGTTTTCACTGGACGTCGAATGTTCGGTCGAACGAGCGCGAGCCGTCAGGCGAGCGCTCAGCCTACGGGAAGTTGCAAGGCGGGTTTTCTGGTTTTAGCCCGAAGCGCCTTCGCGAAAGCTCACCCCCCTTTAAAGGGGGGTGGTTTCCGGAAAGCTAGGGCGGAGGGGGTGTGGGGGAACCCATTTTCAACTCTGAATCGACCCAGGGTTAAGGCGGCGGTTGAAAATGTCTGTTGAATCGCTCGTGATCGCTGCGCTTTCGAGCGAAGGCAGCCTCAAGAAGGCGTTCATGGCCGGGATCGATGTGGATGCATTCGAGATCTGCGACGACGAGTTCGCCTGGATGGTTCGGCGCACGGAATCGAAGATGCCGATCACGCCGATCTTCTTCAAACGGAAATTCCCGGAGTTCGACTTCGTGGTTTCGGAGGAGTCCACGACCGATCTGATCGAGGAACTGAAAAAAGAGCGGGCATACGTCGCGATTTCCTCTGCCATAGAGGAGATGCTAGGAGGGGATGAGCCTCTCGATGCCGATAACGCGCTCTACAAGTTCGACAGCTTCAGGGAAGTCCTTGAGGAGGTACGCAGTCAGGTAGCCAGGGTCGATTCGCTGGTGATGGTCAAGGCTGGCTGGCAAGCGCACTATCAGAAAATGAAAAACCTCGCCTCCTTGCGCCAGAACGGGGAGATTCCTGGAATCCCTACAGGACTTGCACACCTGGACTTGCACTGGGGAGGACTTCAGGGCGAGACAACATACCTGTACCTGGGCAGGCCAGGAGATGCCAAGTCGTTTTCACTCGCCCAACTCGTGGTTGAGGCTGCGTGGAACGGCTACCGTGCAGTCGTGTTCTCGCCGGAGATGAGCGAGCACCAACACTTCGCAAGATTTCACACCCTCCTCTCTGCCAAGAAGGAGGTGCAGGAAGCATGTGGACTCAACGAGGCATTCCCAAATCGGCTCTTGCGCGAAGGTCGCGGTTTCAACTTGAAAACGTATCGCCGCTTCTGCCAGTGGCTGGAGTCAGAGCTTCGAGGCGAGATGGTGCTCTTCACTCAGAAGTACCGGCGGGAACAGATGTCCGTTAGCTACATTCGCTCGCATCTCAGGGAGGTCGAGGCGGATCTCGTCGTGGTCGATCCGCTTTACAAGCTGCGTCCTCCACGTCGTCGTGGTACGCGTTGGGAGGAACTTGGCGAGATCACCGACGCGCTGATGAATTTGGCGCACGAGTACAACATACCCGTCGTAATTTCAAATCAGGCGAACCGAGCGTTGATCGGCAAGGACGACGCGCCGAGTATGAATTCATCCTTCGGATCCGATGCTCCTGTGCAGGAAGCGGATACTGTGATCGGTGTCAGGCATATGGACTCCGATCGGAAGCTCAAGTTTTCATGCACAAAAAATCGTTACGGAGAACGCTTCAAGTTCGAGGCACGCTTCTTGCCCAACTTCGGGGTCGTTCAGGACATCACGCCGCTGAAGGATGTCTATGCTCGTGGATTCGATACCGATCAGCTTGAAAAGCTGGAGGCTCAACTCGAAGAAGAGGAAGCGGAGCACGATACGTACAAATGAAAACCAGTGCCAAGAGGAGGTACATAATGGGCACAGGAGAGATCGTGGATTTTTCAAAGCCAGCGAAGAACCCGCCCGTCGAAGGCACGCAGCAGCCGCAGGAGATCCAGCGTCTGTCCGGCTCGCAGGGAGTGCCGCACGGTGTCGAGGTGCGCGTGCACGAGACGGTCACGGTCGAGAACGACAAGCTGCGCAGCATGGTACGCAGGCCGGGGGATCCTGAAATCCGGGTCAGGGACGGTAATCCCAAAGAGTGGGAGGAGACGAAGCGGAACGATGATTAATTTCATCTGCGGTTGCACGTCCAAGATGGATCTCCCGACCGACGAGAGCAGCTTCAAGACGTTCGATTCGGTCGTGCTCGACCAGGAGGGCTTCGTCATCTGCCAGGTTCACCGCGAGCGCAGGTACGGCTGGCGTTCCGTGCCCTATACGGCGCAAGCCCCTCAGCAGGCTCTCACAGCCGGTATGACGGCCTTGGAACACGAAAGGTGGCTCGTGTGGGGGGAAGTGCCTCGAACGCGTCCCTGGCCCTCTCAGAGCCGCACAGAGGATCGTAGGGACAACAGAGATCCACAAGAGATCGGTGCTGAAATTCTTCGGAAGAACATCTGGAACGAGACGAGCCTGGGGCCGCCACCTTCAAGTGCGGCCCAGAACGGAGGACAGCTTGAAATTCCGGGGACGTGACATAGATCCGGTCGCGCTCTGGTCGGAGTACGTCGAGTTTCCGAGTAACACGAAGGAGGACGGTTCCGAGTTCTCGCCGCTCGTGTTCTGCCCCAATCCACAGCACGACAATTTCAGATCTCCGGCCTTCCAGGTCAACCTGCGGCTGCCGCTCGTTCATTGCTTCAGCCGCTGCGGTATCGGCGGCACGTACGAGCACGCCGTGGCCATGATTCACGGTCTGTATGAAAAGCATCAGGTCAGCGAGGCGACGAACGAGCGTGAGAGGACGATTCGCCGCCGCAAGGCAGAGCGTGAGGCGAGAAAGATCATCCTGCGCGGGGCCAAGACGAGTGTTTTTACGAGAGTGCACGACGAGAAGCGCCCTGTCGCCAAGACGAAGTATGCTCGCAAGCTGGAGTACGAGCGCTTCATGCCCGAAGCCGGACTTCGGTATTTGAAATCGCGTGGGGTCAGTGGCCGGGAGATCTCGCTGTGGGAGTTGGGCTGGGATCCTGAAAACCAGCGGATCGTGATTCCGGGCAACGACGAGAACGGCCGCCTGCGCTTTTTGATCAAGCGGGCCGTCAAGGAGAGCCAACAGCCCAAGTACCTGTACACGGAAGGCTTCGAGAAGACGAGCGTACTGTTCGGGGCCGACACGGTTCTGAAAAACCCGGCTGGGATTATCCTGGTCGAGGGCAGTTTGGATGTGATCAAGCTCTCCAAGTACGGACTGCCCGCCGTGGGCATCCTCGGTACCGGAATTTCAGATCGCCAGCGCAGCATCATCTCGAACTTGCGGCCCAAGTCGATTTTTCTCATGTTCGACAAGGACGCTGCGGGCGTGCGCAACATCGAGATCGCGTACGAGATGCTCAAGCACTACCCTTTGCACGTATGCCGGTACCCGAAAGGAAAATCGGATCCGGCCGAACTGAGCGAGAAAGAGGCCGAGCACTCGATTCGAGGAGCGATTCCGATTCTGATTTGGCGTAAACGGCTCAGAGAGCGGCAAACTCGGCCTTGATTATTCGTCCCAGGGATGGTAGCTTAACCAGACAAGCCTGAATGCCAGGCACCCGACGAAGGAGAACATCACCGAGATGGCACTGAAAAGGACTTCCAGAGACAAGCGGATGCGCGTTCGCACCGTGCGCACTCGCGAGGAGCGCAAGCGCCCCAGCGTTTTCATGCGCTTGAAAGCGGACGAGAGCTTCCGGGGCGTCGCTCTGTTCGAGCCGGATCCCGAAGCGGCCGAGAAGGGTGAAAACCCCGGCTACTTCGAGTATTACGATCACTACGACAAGGCCGGGAACACGTACGTCCCGTGCAGCGGCGAGGACTGCCCGTTCTGTGCGGCGAACGACAACCCGTCCACCCGCGCCCTGACCGCCTGGTACTTCCCCGAGGCTCCGGACGCGAAGGATCAGATCAAGCTTTTCACGATGAACTACAGCACCATCGAGGACATCACGGACGAAGCCGAGGAAGAGGACGGGATTCTCGGCAAGAAGATCCGCATCAAGCGGCTCGATGACCGGGGGAATTACAAGATCAAGGTACTCCCCGACAAGCCGCTCACGGCCAAGCAGCAGAAGGATCTGCTCAAGCGCCTGGAGGAAGAGGTGCTCAAGGGCGACGGCATGGAGGGACTCGTCGTCGCGCAACTGAAAAGGCAGATCGAGCGGCTCAAGGCTCTCGACTTGCTCGAAGAGGAAGAAGAGGAAGACGAGGACGGCGACGAGGACGAGGAGGAGATCCAGACCGGCACGCGGGCCGCGGCGGCGGGCGGCGCGTCCGCGCGCGAGCGTCCCGAACGGCTCCCAGAGCGCCCAGCCCTGTCGGCCAGCCAGGGCGGAGGCACGGGCGGCGACTGGCCCGAGCCCCGCGAAAGCTCCCCGGTCGAGCCGCAACAACGTGTCGGCGAACTCGACATCCGCCTTCGTGGATAGATGGCCACCGCCCATGCGACGGCGGGCGGCTGCCAGCCGAAGGGCGGCCACGTCCGAGCGTCCCGCGCGCAGGCTCCCACGGGCCTCCGCGAGCAGGCCCTCGACGTGGAGTCGGTTCGAGTCCAGTTCACCCGCGAGTCGCTGCACCTCGCGGCCGAGCTCGACCGCGCGCGCAGGCGATCCGACGAAGGTCTCGGCCATCGCGTGGAACGCGATCGCGTCGGCTTCCGCGTACCGGAACCCAGAGCGCTGGGCGAGGGGCCGCGCCTCCTGCATGTGCCCGACCGCGTCCGCGAACTCGCCCCGGTAGAACGCCGCCGACCCCGCCGTCCGAGCGAGCGACGCCCTCGAACGCAGGTCGCCCTCGTCCCCGGTGAGCCGCTCGGCCCGCGTGAACCACCGCCGGAAATCCCGACCGCCGTGGGGCGTGAGCACGAACGCGAGGTCGTGCGCCGCGACCGACATCCCCCACCGGTCGCGCGACCGGGCGAACAGCGCGTAGGAGGCGACGAGGTCCCGGATCTCCCGATTCGGATCGCTGCTGCCCCAGGCCTCGGAGCGGCGATGGAGCGCCCATGCCTCGCCGCGCAGGTCGCCTTCCGCGTGGAACAGTCGCCGGGCATCCTGCACGAGCGTTCGTGCCCGCGCCGACCGACCGAGGTCGGACTCGGTCCGGCCGAGGCAGAGCAACGCGCGGGCCCGGCGCTTCCGATCGCGGATCCGCTCCGCGATCCCCCTGGCCTCTGAGGCGTCGACGAGCGCCTCCCGATGGTCCCCCATCTCGATCAGGCTCTCGGCGCGGCCGATCAACAGGTCCGCGAGCTCCGCCGGCTCTATCCCTTCCGGCGCCGAGCGGGCAACGGCGAGCGCCCGGCCAAAGATCGAAGCCGCAAGCCCCGCTTCGTACGCGAACGTGCGCTCCGCCCATCGGCGCAACGACCGGGCGGCGAGCGCCGCGGTCTCGACGGGCGCGCCCCTCCCGACCCGGGAGCGCCCGAGCTCCCAGGCTCGCTCGCGGTGGTGCGCCACCGACGCGACCGGATCCTCCTTCAGGTCCGCCTCGCGCTCCTCGAGCCACGCGGCGATCGCCAGGTGCTTAGCCGAGCGTTCGGCGCGCGGGATCGAGCCGTAGGCCACCTCGCGGATCAGGACGTGCTTGACTTCGAGCTCAACCGCGCCGGGAAGGACGCTGGGCTCTCGCCGGACGAGGAGCCCGCGCTCCTGGAGGACGTCGACGGCCCGGCCGGATCCGCGCCCGGCCGACAGGTGCTCGAGCAACCGGTCCCACGTCGCCTCGCCCGAGACCGCCGCGTCCTGGAGCACTGACTTCTCGCTCGGCGGCAGCCCGTCGAGACGGGCGGCGATCAGGCGGCGGATCGTGGACGGCACGCC